CCTATCGGATTGTGGACGTGACGGAGAAGGATGAAGGCTACCACCTTGAAAAGAAGGACGTTGAGGTGCTCACTGAGACCTACGGGTGGATGGAAACTCACTCTTGTTCCTACTTCGGTCATGAGCAGACAAGACGCTTTGACATTGGTGGTGGGATGACCACTATCAGCAACACCGCGATTGCCTCTCCTCGAATCCTGGTTCCTTTCCTTGGGCGCGGATAAACTCAGCTAGGATCGTGGTATACTCTCTTCTTCGAACGAGAAGTAAACCATGAAAATTGCTCACATTTCCGACATTCACTGGAGGGGACTCTCAAGGCACGAAGAGTATACACGGGCCTTTGAGTTTCTCTTTGCCAAGCTTCGTGAACTTCGCCCTGATGCAATCTTCCTTGGAGGAGATTATTTCCACACCAAGACGGCAGGCATCTCCCCAGAAGTGATCGACAAGCTGGCGTGGATGTTCAAGTCCTTTGGGAATATTGCGCCTACAAATGTGATCCTTGGCAACCACGATGGCAACCTCGCCAATGAATCAAGGGAAGATGTCATTTCGCCCATCATCAAGGCCATTGCTCACCCAAATGTCCACCTCTTCAAGAAGAGCACAACAACGGTTTTTGACGCAAACATCAAACGTTTGCCAGTATTTGGAGTGTTTTCTTGTTTCGATAAAGAAAATTGGCCGGGGTCACCCACGCGCTACAACCTGAATATTGCTGCCTTCCACGGCTCTGTTGGTGGATCGACCATGGACAATGGCTGGGTTATGCCGGATGCCAAGGCAGAAGTTCAGCTCTCGATGTTCGACGGCTATGACTTCGTATTCCTTGGGGACATTCACAAGCGCCAGTTCCTTGCCGAGAGACCAGATCGAAATGGCGTGTTGAAGCCCTATGTGGCCTACCCAGGTTCTCTGATTCAACAGAACTTCGGGGAGGATGAGGTCAAGGGTTTTCTTCTTTGGGATATCCGCGCCAAGGACGATTGGGACGTTGAGTTCGTGGAAGTTCCAAACTTTCAACCGTTCATCACCACAATGTGGCAGGGAACGACCCAAGAAACCATCTCTTTTCTCCTGAACACCAGGGGCAAGCTGGCAAAGGGCACCAGAGTTTTGGTTGAGCACAACACCCTGCTTTCTTCTGCTCAGAAGCGGGAGCTTGAGGGTTCTCTGATTGATGGCTACGGGGTGGAGAGTGTCTCCTACCACTCTCTCCTGAAGAACCAGTACGACTCCGTCGAAGCTGGCGGGACAATCGTCAAGAAGACTTCCTTGAGAAACAACAAGGAAGTCATGCGTTCCCTCTATCTTCAATTCCTTGAGGGAAATACCAAGAAATTCCCTCTCACTCCAAATCAGGTTGACCTTGGCGTCTCCTTGATTGAGAAGCTCCTGGAAAGGGCAAAGGAAGTTGAGGCGGAAACCACGAGGGATGTTTCTTGGAGCCTGAAGAGCATCGAGTTTGACAACCTTTACCGTTATGGCCCAGGGAACAAGCTGGACTTCAGTGCTCTCAATGGAGTTGTTGGCGTCTTTGGTAAGAACAAGACGGGCAAGAGCTCTCTTGTTGGAGCTTTGCTCTACACACTCTTCAATGGCTCTGATCGAGATGGAGTGACCAAGAATGGGTTGATCATGAACCAGTCCAAGAACTCCTGCCAAGCCAGGGCAGTGGTTGCTGTGGATGGAGTTGACTACGTGATCGAACGTAGTTCCTCCCGCGTTGAACTTCCCAAAAAAGGAAAGAAGACAGCGGAGCAGTATGACCCAGAGAAGACCGAGACCAAGCTCTCCTTCTATCGCCTTGATACAGACGGCAGGACGGAACTGAACGGAATCAGCCGAGAGGACACAGACAAGGCAATCAGGAAGCTCCTGGGAAGTCCTGATGACTTCCTTTCCACTTCCGTTGCCACTCAGCGGAGAATGGAGGCTTTCATTGACGAAGGCCCTTCTGCAAGGAAGACCATTCTCAACCGCTTTCTGGACTTGGAGATTTTCGAGCTCCTTTTCTCCTATGCCAAGGAACAGACAGCAGCCATGTCGGCAAAATTGGCTGCTATCCGATCTCTTGAACCAGAGGAGGTTGAAGAAATTGAAAATGAGATTGCTGAACTCCAAGACTCAATTCCGGCAATTGATGCCGAATTGGCTGAGTTGCGTGCACTGAGTGCTACCCAAACAGCTTGGCTTGCCAGCAACGACACCTTCCAGATCAATCGAATGCTGACAACGGAGCGGGCTGCCCTGGAGCTCAAGAAGCAACTGCTTGAGAAGTACGCATCCCAGCGTACCTCCTTGAGTCAGAGTGTGGCGGCAACTGAGCTGCGTATTGCAGAGCTTGCTGGGAAGATCAAGACCTACGATCCCGAGGCACTGAAGGAAGGCGCTCGGAAGTTGGCCGAGCTTTCCACCAAACTCACGTCTATCTCTTCTTCCCACAAAGAGGTGTTGGACAGGCTTGAAAATCAAGAAAAGAACGTGCGGAAACTCACGTTGGTTCCTTGCGGCGATTCCTTCCCTGACTGCCGGTACATCAAGGATGCTCATGCCGACAAGAAAGTTCTTGCTGAGACACAAGCCAAACTGAACGAACTGGCAACCTCCTTGAAGGAGCACATGGAGGTTATCCGGGTTGAAAAGGCAGAACGGTTCGCCGAGCAGCTAGCGGAGTTTGAGCAAGCAAAGAGCAAGCTTCAACTCCTGGAGTCCAATGCCAAACTGGAGAGGTCGAAACTTCAGTCCCTCGACGAACTGGAAGCTGTTGCCCAGGAAGCCGTTGCTATGTTGACAGTCAGGGTTGACGAGCTCCAGAAAGAGCTGGACGCTTACAACATTGAAGCCATCAAGGAAATGGAGCGAAATCAACGCGAAACCAGAGCCAAGCTCACAACCCTTGAGCAGAGGAAGGGAAGTGCTATTGGAGCCCTTGCAAGAGCTCAGGTTCGTCAAGAAAATGCAGCAAAGGCCGAGGAAGAGCGAGAAATCCTTGCCAAGGAACTCAAGGTCCTGGAATCTGTTCAAGCTGCGTTCCACAGGAATGGAATCCCGGCAATCATCCTGAAGACACAGCTCCCAGCAATCAATCAAGAAATTGAGCAACTGCTTGGAGGGTTGGTGGACTTCAGGATCACCTTCGAAACTGAACCCGGTTCCAACTCCCTTGACATCCTGATCGAGGATGGACATTCCAGGAGGCCCCTTGAGCTCGGTTCTGGAATGGAGAAGATGATGGCTTCCATTGCAATCCGGGTAGCCTTGGTTAACCTCTCAAACCTCCCCAAGGCTGACGTGTTCATCATTGACGAAGGGTTCAATGCCCTCGACGAAGAGCACGTTGGGAAGTGCCTGAGCCTCCTCCAGGGGCTCAAGGATCACTTCAAGACCGTTCTGGTTATCTCGCACATGCAGCGGGTCAAAGAGGCTTCTGACGCGATTGTCGAAGTCATCAACTCTGGCTCCGATTCAAGGATTGAGGTATAACCTCGACGCAACATGAACATCTTCCTTCTCGACACCAACCCAGTTCTCGCAGCAAGTTACCACTTTGACCGCCATGTCGTTAAAATGACGGTTGAAACAGCCCAGTTGCTCTCGAACTGTGTTGAGTATCAAGAAGGTAAGACCTACCGCCATAGCCACGCGAAGCACCCTTGCACCTTATGGGTGAAGGAGAGCCCAGTTCACTTCTGGTGGCTCTTTCACTTTGGCTTGGCTCTTGGGGAGGAGTACACCTTTCGCTATGGGAAGATCCACTCCTCTGTTGCCATCATTGAGGAATGTGGAAAGCGCATGACCCACGCAAACGGAATTCCCTCCTACTTCGTCCAGGTGATGCCGGATGAGTGCAAGGTTCCCGGAGATACCGTTCAAGCGTACCGTAACCTCTACATGGGACCCAAGCGATCTCTCGCCAAATGGAAGAAACGAGACACTCCCTGGTGGTGGGTCTAACATTCCAACATGACAACCTGGACTCCGTTTGATTCCTACCGGGAAATGAAGGTTCTCTTGGATGGAAAGATCCTTGTGATCCGCCCCTCCGACGCAGCAACCGTCGTTCCCCTCTTCTGCCCTCTCTGTGAGGTCTCAATGAAGACCGCAGACGACTCTATTGCCTACAGGAAAGCCCAGTGCTGCGAGAAGTGTTTCTTGGTCTGCAAGGGCGACAAGACGCTTCTGAAGCCAGAGCAGTGGGCAGAATACCTGGAAGAACGTCGAAACGGCCCACGTTCTCTATTTAAGCTCAAGTAATAGGGAAACATGGTAGAAGACTTCAACAAGTACATGGCCCTGAGCAAGGTCCTGAACAACTCCTGGGGCACAGGCTCTCAGCTCAAGAGCCCTTCACAGTCCGTGAAGTTCCAACTGCGCGACGAGCAGGTGATGAAGGCTTCTTTGGTCATGATCGTCAACATGCCAAATAACCCAAAGACTGCTCACGAGTTCAAGCAGCGCTACAAGAACGAAGCTCTCGGGAAATTGAAGAGCGCTGTTGCCGACCTCAAAGAACGTTTTTCTGAGCAAAATGAAGGAAAAACGGTCTCTTTCAAGGTCATCGAGTCCTCGATCCAAGAGGGGGTTGAGTATCTGACTAACGCTCAGTACACCCCAACTCTGAGAGCCTACTTCAGGCTCAACTGCCTAATTGCCGTTGAATGACCGGGAAAAGGCAAATGTTCTTCGCTAGTTAAGAACAAATGCCAGTTTCTAACATTCCAGCGCCAAAAGGCAAACTCAAGCAGGAAGAGATTATCAAGTGCGGTGTTGACCCCTTGTACTTCCTCAAGCGTTACGGGTACATCACTCACCCCAAGAGGGGTTTGATCAAGTTTACGACCTACCCATTCCAGGATGACTGCGTTCGTGACTTCGAATCCCACCGCTTCAACATCGTTCTGAAGTCCAGGCAGCTTGGACTCTCGACTATTTGCGCAGGCTACTGCTTGTGGATGGCTCTTTTCCAGAAGGAAAAGAACATCGTGGTCATTGCAACCAAGCTCGATGTTGCAAAGAACTTCTTCAGCAAGATCATCAAGATGTACGACAACCTTCCTGATTGGTTGGTAATGACCAAGGAAGAAAGCCGTTCGGTCAAGTCGATCAAGTTCACCAATGGCTCCAGGATCTCCGCTATCCCCACCGGAGATGACGCAGGACGTGGTGAAGGTATCTCCCTTCTGATTGTCGACGAAGCTGCTCACATTCAGGGCTTTGACGACCTTTGGATGGGTCTTTACTCGACTGTCTCCACTGGAGGTAACATCATCCTCCTTTCCACCCCAAAGGGTGTTGGAAACGTCTTCCACAAGACCTGGGTTGGTTGTGACCTGGAGAAGAAAGAGAATGATTTTCATGGGATCAACCTCCCATGGACTGTCCATCCCGAGCACGACGAAGCTTGGTTCCAGGAGCAGTGTCGTAACCTTGATGCAAGAGGTATTCAGCAGGAGCTTCTTTGCTCCTTCCTTGGATCGGGGCACACTTACATCCCTGAAGATTCCCAAGAGTACATCCAGGCGAATATCAAGGAGCCGATTGCCAAGCTCGGTTTCGACCGAAATATTTGGGTTTGGAAGTATCCTGAGACAGACCACAAGTATGTGATCTCCGCTGACGTTGCTCGCGGAGACTCCGATGACTACTCAACTGCCCATGTGATCGACACCACGGCAGATGAAGTTGTTGCTGAGTATCAAGGCAAGATTCCACCAGACAGGTTTGCTGAGCTCCTGATCGACCTTGGTCAGAAGTATTGCGGCGCTATGATTTGCCCGGAAAACAACTCTTTCGGCCTTGCAACCGCCTACAGACTCAGGGACCTGAAGTATCCAAACATCTACTACGAGAAGTTCGCCAAGTCCAGCGTCTACCAAACCTACTCGGAAGAAGACGTGCGGAACTTGACACCTGGAATTACCACCACAGTCAAGAACCGTCAGGCAATGCTTGCCAAGCTTGAAGAGGTGCTCCGCAATAGGCGTTTGAAGGTCTATTCCTCCCGCCTTGCCGAGGAGCTCAAGACCTTTGTTTGGAACCCAACAACCAACAAAGCTTCCGCCATGAAGGGGTACAACGACGACCTCATCATGTCCATCGCAATTGGTTGCTACCTCTACGAGGCAAATGAGAATCATGTTGACACCAATGCCTTGAATGCCGCCATGTTGGCTGCTTGGGGTAAAAACGTCACCCAAATGAATCCAACGGGTTATTCCAACCAACAGGTTCCAGATGGTGGAGCTCCATTGGCCTTCCAGCGTGTCAGCCACGGTTCGGCGTACAACCACCAGAACGGCTACTACAACAAACCATTCAACCAACAGAACATGAAACCAGGAGTGTCAGCCCAGCAAGCTAGACCAGTAGTCTCGGCCTACAATGCTTACTCTTGGTTGTTCGATGGCGACCCAAAACCGAAAAAAGAAGGTTGACACAACCCAGCTTTGTGTCAAAGCTCTCGGGGCTATGCACAAGTTCCTCCGAGCAGCTTTCGACCTTGCAAAGGAACATACCTTTGATCCCCACCTGGATTACAACCATTGCGCGGTTATCGCCAAAGGCGGGAAGATCCTTTCCGTTGGGTACAACTACCGAGGCACGAATCCACTGACGGAGCACTACAGGACCAAGGAACATACCTGCACCGTTCACGCCGAAATTGATGCGATCGTATCGAAGCGGAAGAAGGTGCGGTTTGAGGGAGCCAAGGTCTACGTTGTCCGCATCAAGTCTGACGGAAACGTTGCAATGAGCAAGCCCTGCGAGATGTGTCAGCACGTCCTCTACAACTACGGGATCAAGCGGGCTTACTTCTCGACCGGCGAATTCCCATTTGTCGGGAAGATGAAGATTGACAACCCAGCCAAGGTTGCGTAGATTGGGTCCATGACTCAAGAATACCAACCGATCCATGACAGAGCAGCAGGACTCCCTCGCCCACGCCATCCGGTGATCCTCTTCCGAGAAGGCGCTGGTATGATGGATGAAAACGAGCTGGCTGCCGCAAAGAAACACTTTGTGACGGTCAAGAGCCGTATGTCAGTTTCGGGGAACTCGCTGGTGATCGGCAGGTATTCGGTCCTTCCGTATTACAGCGAACTGGAGAACGATCTTAACTCAGTTGGAGCAAAGCTCATCAACTCCTATGGGGAACACAGGTATGTTGCCGACCTCCAGAACTACGCTGCTGACCTGGATGAACTCACACCAAAGACTTGGAGCTGGAGAGACTTCCCGTATCTCCCTGACATGCCTTTGGTTGTGAAAGGGGAAACCAACAGCAAGAAGGATAAGTGGAACACCCACATGTTCGCTCCAACCAAGGCAGACGCAATTGCTGTTTACCAGCGGTTGATGGATGATTCCCTTCTGTCCCGCCAGCAAATCTACGTCCGGGAGTATGTTCCTCTCAAGAAGCTTGGTGTTGGGCTTTACGAGCAACCCATCACGGTGGAGTTCAGGTTCTTTGTGCTCCACGGAAAGGTGGTTTCCAGCGGCTTCTATTGGTCCAACCACCTGGGAGACATCCAAGAGGTTCCCTCGCCTTCCATGGTCCCCCAGGAGTTCCTGGAGGCTGCCATTGACAGGGTCAAGGACAACGTCAGCTTCTTCGTGATGGACGTTGCTCTCACAGAAAGTGGGCGTTGGATCGTCGTCGAGCTGAATGACGGTCAAATGTCAGGCTTGTCCGAGAATGACCCCAACGTTCTCTATGGGAACATGAAGAAGTTGCTCTGGACGAACCCGTAACTCTTTTCCCCTTGACTCAACTCAAGGGCAAGCTTAGACTACTTAGCATCAACGGGCCATAACTGGTTTCGACGTGGATAGCAAAGGATTGATAGCGTGACGGCAGGTGGTTGGCGCTGCCTTAAAGAAGCTGACCAAAAACACAAGGCGCTGAAGAAGCCCTCCCTCTCGCTGCTTAATTGCACGAGACACTGCCTGAGAGCTCTGTTCGGGCGTTCAAAGCAGTGATTCAATCGAACAAGGTTCCCCGAGATGCTTGTGGTAGGGAGAACCGAGATACTACAAGAACCTCCCCCAAAGGCCCCCTTGTTGGCGTTTGGAAGGAGTACAATAGCAAGGAAGGTCACGTAGGATAGTTGATTCAGCGGTATTCGCGGACTTCGGTTCAATTCCGAAATGGTCCAATTCCATCATCCCTGCTTCGAGCAGTGGTCAAATGTCACAAAATAACAGCACCACAACCTTCTACTGCGACAATAAGAGGCACTTGATCTGTGCCCCTTACTCAGTGGAGAACCTTCATAGGATGGCAGAGATCCTGGGCATCAAGAGGTGCTGGTTCCATAACTCCCCCACCAACGCCCACTACGACATTCCAAAGAGGAGAATCGCTGAGATCCAAGCCAAGTGCAAGGTGATCACAGACCGAGAACTCCTTGCTTTGATCAAAGGAAGCGAGATCGAGCCTTCGATGTGACCCTGAAGCTAACGTGATTTGTTTGGACGGCAAGCCAAGGTAGCAATAGTTACCTTAGCCTGGGGCCATAGCTCAGTTGGGAGAGCGCGTGAATGGCATTCACGAGGTGGTGAGTTCGAGCCTCACTGGCTCCACTACAACAGTTGACTTTTCTCGCAGACTACGTTCCATGCAATTGAAATATCACTGGAATGGGATGAGTCGTGGAAGTCTCGTGAAGTTGATCAGGAACGTCTACCAGCGTATGGATGGGACACCTTACGGTGGCATCTACTACGAGGAACCTGGACACTTGATTGCCGAGCGTGGATTGGTTGGTAGGTTCATTGCGAAGACTCCAAGGGGGATTCTAGTGGAGTTTAAGAACTCCACGGGTGGAGTCCTCGGCCTAGTGCTGGACGACTTCGCCGTGGAACGCTACCTAAACGTATGATCCAGTCTTCTGACGAAGAGTTGATTGAAGCCGTAAAGAGCTCCCGTAGTCTTCGTAAGGTCGCCCAAGCACTCGGATTGAATTGCCGAGGTGGTGAATCAACGAAACGGGTTGCAAGGAAGATAGCTGACCTTGGGTTGGACACCACCCACTTTGTCTTCTCTCACAGTGCAGAACCCTCCAGGAGCACTCCACCCATTGGGAAACGCTCTAATAGACGCCAGAGGCTTCTCGATCACATCTTGGTGGAGAACTCTCCTCTGGACAATCTGAGGGGTCACAGGCTGACCCTGGTTGCAATGGGCGTGTTGACTGATTACTGTGTTGGGTGTGGCAGCAAATCCATTTTCAGTTTTGGAGAAGAGAAGAAGATCCCTCTCCAGATTGACCACATCAACGGAAACAACCGAGACAACCGTCCAGAGAACCTGAGACACCTTTGCCCCACTTGCCACTCTCTGCAACCAACAGAGGCGGGCAAGAAGTCAAAAGGAAGAAAGCAGAAGAAGACCCATGACACGAGAGCAGCTCCTATTGGAACTCCTGAGCAGGAAGCTCAAGGAAGAGAAGAAAGCCAAGACAGCCTGGGAACAACGAGGGCCGAAGGACCGATGGCTTGTTCTGCTTGATGAGCTGAAAAGAGCAGAAACAGAATTGAACGAAGTCCTTGACGTGATCAAGGAGCAGTATTAGCCTATCTACACGCAAGAGAGCCAAATGAACGTCCATCCCCACCCGAACATATCTCGCTGGAGATAGAAAAGGAAAAGTCATGCGAAAAGACATGTTTAAGGTGATTGTGGAACGTCCACGGAGCAACTCCCGTTGGGCAGACTCGATGTCTCGTCGGGCTCGTGAGCGACACGAGTTGGCAAATATTCTCAAGAACGATTGGTCGGATGATGAGGTGGAGAACTCGAAGGGACTTTCTCACGAGCTCAACACTCACGAGCCAATGAAGAACAGGTACGACTCCTCGAAGAGTTTGAACGAGAACTTGGCCCCACTCTTCCGTTTCTTGGAGAAGAGCGTTGGACGACCCTGGGACGAGGTCTACTCGGAGGTCAGAGAACACTTGAGGATGGACAGTGCCGTGCAGTTGCACGTTGTCCAGCACCTCAACTGGACGGTGACCGAGAAGACCTACATTGGTGAGGACGGCCATGTTTATGCGACGGATCGTTCTTGGCATCGCGCCTACAATGCCCTTGATCTTCCCGCTCCCTACTCCATGCACAACTACTACGTCCATCCTGAGACGAAGCTTCTCTGCCGTCAGCCACGCTTGAGCAATAAGGCTCGGCTTGCCAAGGAAGTCAAGGTTCTTCCTTATGAGAAGTACCGTCAATTCCGTTTGATCGGCGGGAAGTGGATGGTTGTGGAGCTGGCACCTGTCCAGGTTGGTAATCCCAAGCAGGCTGCAAACGGTCGTGTCATCAAGTACGACTACAAGACTCAGAGGAACTTCAGCTACCCCAACTATGACTTCCCGGACGTGCTCTTTCCCAATGGACTCAAGGGAGAGAAGCGTTATGAGGAGTACGGAGACTTTGAGCTCTACGCCACCGTTATTCGTGACGTTGGTGCTCGCGAACAGAAGGTCTTGGAGACCTTGCTCAAGAAGGAAAAAAAATGAAACTGGTCGATTCGCTCCAGAAGTATCCCAAGAGTGCCGTGGAAACAATCATGATGCGGGTGAAGTCCATCAGCAACACCATTGAGGAGGGCGACGCTGTCCTCATCAAGGAGTTGGAGACACCCACACCACCCCAGGAAGGCGACAACGTCTACCACGTCAACTTCCAGTCCTTCACGGAGTACCTCAAGAGTCAAGGTCAGCCTGTGACGATCCCTGAACTCCTGGATGCCTACGAGAAGTGGACGGATGTCTTTTGGGAGCTGGCAAAGGCCAATGTGGGTCATTACCACAACAAGAAGGTCGTGGCCCACGTTCTTTCCCATCGCAAGGTCATTGAGACCTTTGGGAACTTCCTCGGAACGGAGTGATCAGCCCATTATGGGTTAACGTCTTCCTTGTTGAGATTGCCGAATTTGACCGTGTAACCTTGGTTTCTCATATAAGAGACCATTGCGTGCATTTCACGGTTGTAGTTTCGGATGTTTGGGGTAATTACACCGTTTCCATTCGTTCTATGCACGTTGAGTGTGTGCAAGACGAATCCCGGAGTGATCCCAGCATTAGCTTGCTGTTGCTGGATGCAGTATTCCCAAATTCTGGCCAGCTCATCAATGTTGTCTCTAATCAAAGGGAAAGTGACTGTAGGCCAAGCACCACCACCGATAACCCAGTTCCAAATTCTCACATCATTGTAAGACTTTCCTGCTCCAACGTAGGTGTCGATAGTAGTAGAACCGTTCGAGGAGCGCTGAGAATGTCCAACTTTGTATGGACTGGTTTGGGCGCGCTCAATAGCGTTTGTAATCGCAAAGTGATTCTTTGCAGCACTTGCCGTGCCATCGTTGATTGGACCAACTGGAACTCTTGTGAAGTTGAACGAACCGCTACCAAATTGGATCATTGTGCGGTAGTCATTTGTTCCGATGGTTGTGCCAGCTCCAACAGCTCTTTGGTCTCCGATAACTCCCACTTTCACCGACGACCCACTCAAACCCATTGCATTCACAACAGCCTGTTCCAAAGTCTTCGCTTGGTTAGCCGCTGCTGCTGCTGCGGTGGCATTCCAGTTCAAGAATGACGGGATGTTGGCGGTTGTGAAGGTTGTGGACACATCGCTATCAAAGGTGAGAAAATTGAAGTTGAACTTGTTGTTACAGTAAGCTTCCCAATCCGCCACATCTGCGGCTGTTGTGGAGCTGGCCGAGAACACCATGAGGTTTTGGACTCTCATTGAAGTGTAAAGGCTGCCAATTGGGCTTGAGCCAACTGCAAAACCATAAGAAGCTCCAGAGTTGGCATTTGCAGTGCTTGTGCCAGAAGACGTGATGGTTGTACGGGTATCGCTCGGAGTACGAGCTTCACGGATAACCTTTACAGACCATGTTCTATCGGAATTATGCACAAAGGTTAGCTGGAACACATCTCCAGGCTTCAAGCTGCCTGTAGCGGTATTGTATGAAAGGTGGGTGGTTCCAGAACCCGAGGTGGAGGTCTTCACGATCTTCAAAAGGAAGTTCGTGTTGTCATACATCACGTACATTCCATTTTGGTTAACCGTGGTATCTGAGTTGCCAAAAAGGATGGTGTTGGCTCCGTCAAATACCTGCCCTCTGAACACCACACCCATTCCAGGCTGATTCAAGAAGTCTGCATAGCTGGCAGATGAAGCTCCAAAGTCAATCGCGTTTTGGGTATTGGCCAAGTCAAAACCAAATACTGGATTGCCATTTTGAGCCCAATTCCTTGGGAATGAGAGTGGGTATGGGTATGAAGTTGAACCGCTGCCTGTCAAGGTTCTTGAGTTACCAGAAAAGTCCGAAAGTGTGGTGATTGTTCCGTCGTTAGCCGCATTTGCTGCATAGGCATACTTCAGTCCTGTTGTTTGGCCAAGGGAGTAACTAACAACATTCGTGGTCGAGGTTACTGTCCTATTGCCTTTCACAGCGGTAACCGTGCAAGTAATGTCGAAGCCAATATCTGCGGAAACGGGAGTGTAGATAGAGCCAGTTGCCCCCGCAATCGACGAACCTGCTCTTTTCCATTGATAAGAAAGGGTAGCTGTCGACGGAGAAGGCGAGGCTGCAACCGAAAGTGTTCCTCCGATAGAGACTTTGCCGGAAGCAACAGGATTTGATGGAAATCGCACTCCAGCCACAGGCGAAAACCCACCAAGGGCAGTCGCTCCTTGTGCAAACCCACAAGTGTTGAACCGCTTCATCAGCCAACTCCCTGGTAAGACCCCGAGCTGTGAGCAGAACCGGTGATTGGAGGAACCCTGGAAGCGTCGAGCCCGCTGAGGCCAGCAGCCACAGTGAAGCTGATCGTAGTTCCAGAAGAACCGGAGAGCCATAGAGAAGTCAGCTTCCAGTCAGCAGCAAATGACTCCCCTGCACTCAGGAGGACCTTATTGCTCCCAATCACACCGTTCCTCGTTACACCCATTGCCAGAACCTCTGAGCCCGTGGAAGCGTTCTTCACAATCACAAACTTCGTAATGTTTTGGAACGTAATCTCCCTGATGCCACCAAGAGATACATTGGAGGAAGTCAGGTAGGGGAGGCTCGATCCGATGAATTCAGGGGTGTATGCAAGGCCACCCATTGGGTATTGAAACGGCATTTTCAGTCTTCCTACAGGCTAAATAGCTTCAAAACCTATTTAGGCGTATGAAAACCAAGTACCTAGCCGAGACCGTTTCCCCTGACATTGCCATTCATGCCGAGAGTACAGCAGCAAAACTGTTTGCCACCGAGGTTCCCATCTTTGATGGACAGGGTGAGGAGTACGTTGATCTTGCTGTCTTCCTTGGAGCCCTTCGCGCGCTCTACATGATCCACCAGAGCCACCACTGGCAGTCCCAAGGGAAAACCTTCTACAGCGACCACCTTCTCTTCCAGAGGCTCTACGAGGGAATTGCACCGGAGATTGACCAAGTCGCTGAGAAGTTGGTTGGCCTGGGCGGAATCAAGCTAACAAACTACTTTGCTCAGATGCACCACATGACAACCTTCTTGAAGACTGTCAGCGACAAGAGCAAGTCTCCAAGCGAGGTCTCACTTCTCGCAGAAGCCATTTTCATTGAAATGGGCAACCTCATGCTCACAAGGCTGGCAGAAGCTCGAAAAGGTGCGGATCAAACCATGCACATGGCTAATCTACGCACCCCCGGCTTGGAAAACATGGTAGAGGGCATTCTCGACTTGCACGAGAGTCACGTCTACCTCTTGAGCCAGAGACTCTCTGCTTGAGCCTCAGTGCGGCATATCCATGCCGTGACCACCACCAACTACCCGAAGGCACCTTGTTGGAATGTAGGCCACTTTCTCGTAGTAGTCAAACCGAACTGGGAGCAAGTGCACAAGGTCTGCGCCGCCCATAGTTGGAGTCTTTTCTTCCCCAACCAACTGAAGTCGGTTTGCTTGGATCGTTGGTCCAGCTACAGTCCCAAGGGTACCACCCTTGACCCCACCCATACGGGTGAGCTGGACTCCACCATTGCTCTCCATGACGTAATACCCGTCAGGACGAATGTTTGGCTGGTAAACCATGACAGTAACGCTGTCATCCCAGGTGGAGCCGTCTCCCACCTTGACCCTGTCTCCAATTGCCATCAGCCAATCTCCGATGTTGGGGCAACGTCTGCCAGGGATGGAGTAGCTCGGCTCTTCTGGATAGCCAGGAATGCTTGATAAACAAGCGCCTTGAGCTGCTCGCGCTGAATATCTCCCAGCAACTCTTCGATGAAATCAGGGGAAAGTTGAACTCCCGTCTGCGTCTCGATGACTTGGGCGATTTCTTGAACGAGGTTTTGCTTCTGCTCTTCTTGATCCATGTTTTTCTCCTACTATTCTTCGTCCCCACTCATTGGGGCTTCCTTTTCGTTGAGAATCACACTATCGCATGTGAGCATCAGCCCGACAACCGAAGAGGCATGTTCAAGTGCACATCTCGTCACTTTTACGGGGTCAATGATCCCGCCAGCAACCAAATCCTGAAACTTGCAGGTGGCTGCGTTGTATCCAAAGTGGAGCTTTCCAAGTCCTGGGAAGAAATCCTTCTGGAAGTCAGAAAGTTCACCACCTGGGGCGGTAACCTCTGCACTGTACGTGTTCATTGCTGTCTCAAGTTGGTTCGCCACAACTTCCGGCGACTTGCCGGTGTTCGAGACGATGGTGAACAGCGGAGAACGGCAAGCATTCAGGATTACGTCAATGCCAGCACCAACATCGCCCCGTTGCTCGTGGACCTTCTTGAGCTCCTTCTCAGCAATCTTTGCCGCATAGAAGAGAGCACAGCCACCGCCAGGAACAATGCCTTCCTTAACAGCAGCAATCGTCGCGTTGTGAGCGTCCTCAACCCGGTCCTTGCGTTCGAGAATCTCCGTCTCCGTAGACCCTCCGACCTTGACCACCGCCACGCCACCAGCAAGCTTTGCAAGGCGCTTGCGGTAGCGATCAATGCGGAGGTCATCCAAGGTTCCATCCTGTGCCAGAGCGGCTCGTAGGGTCCTTACACGCTCTTCCACCTTCTCCTTCAACTCAGGATCAGGCGAGCCAACAATTGTGGTAGAAGTCCTGGTAACCACAACCTTTGCTGCCAAACCAAGGTGCTCCAACTCCAAGTTCTTCAGTTGAAGAGGACTCGAAGCGTCAAGCACAGTTCCCCCGACAACACAGGCAATGTCACCAAGGATATCCGTACGGTTGTCACCGTAGGATGGTGCCTTGACAGCGCAGCACATCAGGTTTCCCTTCAACCTGTTCACAATCAAGGTCTGAAGCGCTGGCCCCTCAACATCGTCTGCGATGATCAAGATCGACCTATCTGCATTGGCGATCTTCTCCAGGATAGGAAAGAGCTCGTCCAAGGAGGAAATCTTTCGATTGGTTGCAAGAACCAGTGGATTCTCCAGCTCAACCGTGTTCTTCTCTGAGTTCGTCACGAAGTAAGGGGAAAGGTATCCACCGTCGAACTGCAAGCCTTCCACAACCTCAAGGATCGTAGAAGTGGACTTTCCAGGCTCGACTGTGATGATTCCATCCTCCCCAACCTTCTCGATAGCCTCAGCCAGGAGTTCACCAATATTGGTATCTCCATTAGCCGAGATGGTGCCAACGTTGACGATATCGGTTTTCGATCGTACAGGCGTTGCAAGCTGCTTCAGAGCCTTCAAAACCTCTTCTGTGGCCAAATCCATGCCACGCTTAACCTGGACAGAGTCTCTGCCCGAGGAAATCATCTTGATTCCCTCCTTGAACATCGCATGAGCCAGAACGGTTGCGGTTGTTGTACCGTCCCCTGCGATATCATTGGTCTTTGAGGCAACCTCCTTGATCAACTCAGCTCCCATCGACTGAAGCCTGTCCTTGAGGTTGATTGACCGAGCTACCGTAACTCCGTCCTTTGTGATCAACGGAGCTCCAACGGTAGCGTCAATCGTAACGTTGTGACCAGAAGGACCCATGGTCGAGGCAACTGCTTTTGCAAGAATGCTGGCTCCTTCAAAGAGCTGCTTCCTTGCTTCATCGCCAAAGACCACTCTTTGGTGAATACCCTGGGTTGCTGCCAAAAGTGCTTGCTGTGTTACCTTGTTCACTGATTAGTCTCCTGAATTGCTCTCATCGCCAATCCACGTACACTTCTTCGCCGGTTTCCAGTTTGATCTTCCGACGACTTTCCCCCACTACGGGAACTTCCTCATCAGGGGTCACCATCCTCCGAATGTGGTCCCGGAGAGGCGGTTGCACGAGTTGTGTTTGTTGTTGCCCATTTTGGATTTGCAAAGGGTGCGGACCAGATTGAACCGGTTCGTTTGGCTCAACCCTTCCATCAAGGAGAGCTTCGGGGTCGAGTTTCCCGCCCTCGCCCTCAATGGAACTTGACTCCTGAACAATATCGTTCTCTGGAGTCACTCCATACCACTGCTCAACCTGCTTCTTTGCCTCAGCCATCATCTCGGCAAGAAAGCTCTCAAGTCTCCCACGAAGGAGCTTCTGAATCTCATCAAGGGACTCGTAAACCTCGCCATTTACACGGTTGAGGTCGACTGTCACACGTTGAGTTTCATTGGGGCCAAAGGTGACCTTGTAGTTCATCACCTCGTGGAGCGTCCCGTCGCTCCTGCGAACCTTCTTGTGATTCTCTTCAACGACAATGGCCGGGATGATCTTCTGCGACTTGTTGGAGAGGATATACAGGATCTTACCGATCGGAAATCGTTTGCCAGCCATTGTGGTTCACCGCTTTCAGCGTCCAGTTCCAGCAAGCTGCTTCATGTAATCCTCTGTGAGGACCAAGATCACTTCCTGTGAACCCGACTGTCTCTCGTACGGCATGAGGTCAATTTCTTCAAGCATTTTGCGGAGCTTGACATCCCTCTCATGTCCACCGTAGTTCTGGAACAGGTACATGAGCTTGTTTACAACCGAAACGTGCATTCTCATTGCTTAGGGCCTTTCTTCGTCTTGTTCTTTTCTACCGCCGCCATGACTTTGTCCAAAATGGCTTGGCCGGAAACTGTAGCTTCTTCGAGAGGCTTCATCCCGAGGGCAGTGCGGACCATGTTGTTCAAGTGCGGAGGAAGTTTCTCCTTGAGAACTTCCATGTCCACAAACTTGTGCATCAGGGAGTCCACGATCTCGATGGATTCCCCGTTTGGTCCTGGTTCAACCTCGCCTGTTTCCCGTCGTTCTTCAATGAAGAGTACGGGAGGCATCTTCTTGCCCGCCTTCAAGAGGATGAAAGGGAACTGGTTGGCCGGTTGCCCTGGCAACGGCTCGTCGTAGCAAATCTCTGGAACTTCGTACTTCTCTTGTGCCATTGTGCTCTCACTTGGAGTCCGGGAAAAACGGACGCTCCACGATCCATTCTTCTCTCACAAGGAAAGCAATCTGTTTAGCCAATAACGGCTAACTCGTCATACGCCGGGATACTGCCGACGCAACTCTTCCACGTTGATATACTCCATGACCTTCGCAATCTTCACTTGTTCAAGGTCAAGGACCACATGCTCGATTCTCGTTTCAGAGCGCACAGGTATGAAAATGACTTCAAACGCCTGATCTTCTTGGCACTCACTACCCATGCCAAAAGTTTCCCGGACGCCGTCAACGTACGAGGAAATATCCCCTTGCGCAAGACCCCGACAATCGAGGTAGACCAACCTAACGATCCGAATGCCCTTCATCCGTCAATCCTCTCCAGGACTTCGACCATCGTGTCGAAGGTGTCCTTGTGGTCAACCTTTTCCTTGACCGCAACGACACGCATAGCAGCCTTGAGGGCCTTCATGTCGAGCTTGTCCTTGTACTCCTCCATCAGGTCCTTCTCGTCCTGCTTCAGGAGTTCCTGTTCGTTCTTGATGCGCTTCATCTTCTCCACAAACTCTTGGATGATTGGCTCCAGGTCCGAGATGCTGCTCGGCATTGTGTCTGCGCCCATACCTTCATCTTCTGCTCTTCGTACCATGTTGTACCTCGACGCCCAATCTAACGGACAGACGGGGAGCTGTATACCACGAAGGAAAAAAATAGTCCTACACCCCTCAAAAACGGGTAGTGGAGGATAACCAAGAAGAGAAGACGAAGGGGATCTTCTATTTCATAGAAAGGAGGGTCTTGATCCCCCCTTGGAGCTCGGCCTGAGCTTCAGGGTATTGGGCGGCAAGCTCTTGCATCTTCTTAACCCAGAAGTCCCTGTAAATCTCCTTGAGCTTTGGCACCATAGCTTGAGCAACGATAGGATTGTCCTGGGGAGGTACCTGTCCGCTTTGGTTCAACTGCTTCAGAGCTTGACCGATCTGTGCAAACCCTTGATCGTTCCTTGCTAGCCTTCGGAGCTCGTCATAGGACTTGGCGCTCATGAATCGTTTGACGTGGTCGACAATGACATTCACCCCATCTTGACGCATCTGTCGAGCCAGAGGGCTTTTCTGGAATGCAGCCTGGACCTTTTTGTCCTTGAGGATCTTGAGGATCTCAGAGCTGTCTCCAGCTTCCTTGGCTTCCGTAACCCAACCATCGTCAGCATACCCACCACCCTGAGTTGCCCAAGCCCCTGCACTGTGTCCGCCTGGGTCATGGAACCCCACATTAGCAACACCGGAGATAGCCTTCTGGACATCTCCAAAGATCGCCGAGTCCCCCAGGAAGATTCCGATAATCTTCAAAGCAGCGGCAGGAACCTTTGCTGCCAACTGAGCAGCGAGGATAGTGCTTGGAGCAAGAAGGAAGGCTAGACCAAAGGCATCATTGGATGTGATGGCATCCAGGTTGGCCTGAAGTGTCTTCCCGTACTTCTTTTTGAGGTCATCTACCTTCTTCTTTTCATCTTCCCGGAAGGACTCATAGTCAAATTCCAAGAACGGGACAAAGAGGGTGGGTAGTCCATAGAGGAAACCCTTGACAACCGTTTGCACCTGGGTTGAGAGCCTCTCAATCCCGTAGGCGGCGGTGATACCAACGTCAACAAATGGCTGAATGAACGTGTTGTAGAGGTCATTCTCTCCTTCGGCTTCAAGGAGGGCTTCCACAAGCTCCCGTACTTGCTTGTTTCTTGAATCTTGCTTCATTGGGGCGCTTTCGTCTCTGCTCGTTAAGTAGGACCAGCGCCCACCCCTTTTTCTTTTGTTCCCACCCAGGGTCGTGTAGCTTTGCTGGATCTAGCTCCAGCTTTACCCCCGTCTCTTGCTCCCAGTATTCCATCACCGCTCTGTCGAAGTCATTCAAGGTGTGCTTCTTTGTACAGGGGTGTCTCGCTGAGAATAGTGCCCGAGACGGGGTGGGGAAGTTGTTAATCAATTGGCGCTTGATGATCAGGTAATCGGCTGTTGTATCCCCGATATACCCAATCACCTCATTGATGCGTTCTTTCAAAAAGGGCGGGATGGTTTCCATTGGCACTTAACGGTCGCACTTTCTGCGACTCTATTTAGGACCATCCTGGGATTCCCACAATGGCCGCTCATCTATAGGATAGTCCAGAAATTGGCATACTTCCAGACAACTCGTGTTGTGGCCGGGAATATAGAGAAATAACATGGCTGCACCGCGTGATGATTCCTTTTTCAATCGCCTGACAAGGCTTTTTCGTTCTGGCCCATCTGTCCGTCGCAAGATTCGTGGCTACGACGACTCTGGCTACTACGACAAACAAGCAGTTTTGGCTGCAAGGTCAGGTTCAGGGAATGGAATGATCCCTTTCCGCAAGGGAACTTCCCACAACTCCCCCTTCTCGATGCTTGGCGGATCGGACATTATGGCCCGAATGACCCGCTACATGGAGTATGCGGAAATGGAGTACACCCCTGTCATGTCGAAAGCCTTGGATGTTCAGGCTGACGAAGCTTGCTCTGGGGACGAGAATGGAAAGAACTTCCACATCTACTCCGACAACCCGGACATCAAGGAAGCTCTTTCTGAGCTCTTCTACGACATCCTGAACGTGGACTTCAACTTGAGGGTCTGGATCAGGAACCTATTGAAATATGGAGACCTATTCCTCTACAACGAAGTAGCCCCAGGTATCGGCGTTGTCAATGTCATGGCCTTGAATGTCAATGAAGTGGAGCGAGACGAGGGGTATGATGCAAATGACCCCTACGCTGTCCGCTTCCGTTGGCACAAGAATGGACAGAAGGTGTTGGAGAACTGGCAGGTTACCCACTTCCGTATCCTTGGAAACGATCAGTTTGCTCCCTATGGAACTTCTGTCCTGGAGTCAGCTCGTAGGATTTGGCGTCAGTACGTGATGATGCTCGACGCAATGTTGGTTTACCGCCTTGTTCGCTCTCCAGAGCGCAGGGTGTTCTACGTTGACGTTGGAACTGTTGCCCCAAATGACATTCCAAACTACATGAACACCATCATGTCCACCATCAGGGGACAGACGGCAGTGGACAAGGAAACAGGCCGCCTTGATGAGAGGTTCAACCCAACAGACGTTCTTGAGGACTACATCGTCCCTGTCCGTGGAGCCAACTCTGGCACCAAGATCGACACCCTCCAAGGTGGAACCCACCAGACGGCTACAGAAGACATTGAAATCATCCAATCCCAGCTCTTTGCTGCCTTGGGTGTTCCAAAAGCCTATCTTGGATACGACGAGATGCTTTCTTCCAAGGCAACCTTGGCCCAAGAGGATATCAGGTTCTCCAGGACGATTCAAATCTACCAGAAGATCATCATTTCCGAGCTGAACAAGCTTGCAATCCTTCACCTCTACGCCAAGGGCTTCGAGGGAGAGGACTTGATTGACTTCCAGCTTCGTCTTTCCAATCCTTCCTCTGTTGCACTTCAACAGAAGTTGGACCTCTGGAAGACAAAGATCGACATTATCGGAGCTGTTGACCAAATCGAAACTCGATTCCTTCCAATGGAATGGCTCTACAAGGAAATTCTTGGTTTTACCGAGGACGAAGTCAAGGGACTCAGGGAGAAGCTCAAGGCAGACAAACGCTTTGCCGTCGAGCTTGATTCTATTGTTGACGCCGACACCACGGGAGAGAATACCGTTGATCCATTCGACGGTTCGACCTATCTGCCCCCAGGTGGCTCCCAAACAGCGGACACGTCACTTCCTTCACCTCCAGTGAATTCTTCCCTTCCTGGGGCTCCTGCTTCGCCCAATGCCCCACCTGACGCTGCCCCTTCCACTGTCTCCCCTGTGGCTTTGAAGCTGAGCCAGGGAGAGGTTCCAATCAAGGTTAATCCTCAAGTCAGGATGGACAAGAGGAATGCGAGAAGAAGGAAGAGCGATCTTGCCATCCAAGCGGATCAACCAGACTTCGCTGCGATGTTGAATCCTGGGAAGAACACTTCTCTCCGGGATCTCTATGACAAGAACTTTTTGGACGATCCTCTCTCGGAGCAAATCAGGAAGGATCTTCGTGGCGTCAGGAGCAACCTCTCCAGGGATGTGAAGAAGATGCTGGAGCGCTTTGACCAAGTTAAGGGGCGCAAGAAGATGCTCGCAGAAAAGGAAGCCCCAGCTCCAACTGATGATGTGCTCGTTGATATTATCGGAGAAGAGGAGCTCGACCTCGGCGATATTCTGGTCGAAGAAACAGCCTCAACCAATCAAAATGTCCCAACTTTCGCTGTGTTGGCAGAGCTTGGTTTGGAAATCAAGGAGCCCGAATCAGAGACTTGAGAGCAAGTTCTGGTTTTTGCCAAAATGAGCCAGCTAATTAGAGGCAACACCAAGGCGCGAGGGCAAACCTCGAAGGAATCTCCTGAAATGTTGAAGTCCACAACCCTGAAGCACAATAAGAAGCGAAATGTCGGCCTCCTGAACGAGTTCTTTGCTCGTTATATCGCCAAGGCTATCCTTGAGAAGAGGGACGGTGACATTGAGCAAGCGAAAGCCCTCTATGCCCGTCACTTCCAAAAGGGCACAGAGCTGAGCCGGGAGCTTCGGTTGTTCACGAACCTTTTTGAGACCCGTGTGGAGTCGAGGGAGGCAGCAAATTCTTTGCTTGCCCAGGTAAAGGAAGCTTGCAAGCTTCAATCCCAAGCTAGGATTGACCTGGAGAAGACAGCTCTTCTCCACGAAATCAATCAAACCTTCGGGGAGTGCAACTTCTTTGATCAGGAGATTGTTGAATATCGTGATTGCGCGACCATTCAAGTCCTCTTGAACCACTGGCGCGGGAGGATTGTTACGGAGAACCTCAGTGAGGCAGCTCAACTGGAAGACAAGCTCCTGAACAGGTTGGTTAGCAAGCTTCCTGTCGCTGAGAGCAAGTCCTTGAACATGCAGGAATCTGAGGTTGACGGGCTGGTTGTGAACCTGATGATTCAGAAGTTCAACCAAAGATTCGGCACCATGCTCAACGAGGAGCAGAAGAAGCTTCTTCGCCTCTATGTCTTCTCAAAGGACAATGTTTCCTCTAAGGAAGAGTTGATCAAGCTCCTGGAGGGTTTGAAAGAGAAGTCCTCTAAGTTGTTGGAGACAGCTATCCTCCGGGACAAGGACGCTCAGAAGGTAAAGACCAAGCTGACCGAGGTAAAGCAGATGCTCCAGGAAACCTACCAGGACACCAGCAATCTCGACGATTCTCTGGTCACCTTCTACATGTCAATTTCCAAGCTCAACGAGGAGCTCTCCAATGAGTAAGCTGCTTTTGCAAGAATTCGCCCAGTTCGATTACAAGAAACCAACTGACGAGGAAGGCAAGCCTCGCCTTTCCAAGTACGGGAACATCCTTGTCAGGGGTGTTATCCAGAGAGCCGACGCCCTCAACCAAAATGGTAGGGTTTACCCAAAGCACATCCTGGAAAGAGAAGTGCGCAACTACATGACCATGGTCAAGGAGCGTAGGGCAACTGGAGAACTGGACCACGCTGATTCACCATCCGTGAACCTTCAGAATGCTTCCCACCTTATCACGGATATTTGGTGGGAGGGGAATGACCTCTGGGGAGAGATTGAGGTTCTTGAGGACCTTGATCAAGGAAGAAACCTCAAGGGGCTCCTGAAGAATGACGTGAAGGTTGGAATCTCTTCCCGAGCTCTTGGATCGGTTGAGAAGCTCCCCGATGTCGATATCGTTCAAGAAGACCTTTACCTTGTTTGCTGGGACATTGTCTCTGAGCCGTCCACCCATGGGGCATTCATGATGAAGGAAGCCAAGAGCTTCTCTGACGATGAGGTTCGCCGAATCATGAGCAAATCGGACCGTATTGATCGTGCAGCCAACGAAATTCTTGCTTTGAAGGGTAAGCGCAAATGAAATTGAACCGTTCCGAACTGAAGTCAATCATCAAGGAGTGTCTCCTGGAACTTGCACAGGAAGGAAAGCTTTCTTTTGCCTCCAAGAGTGACTCGTTGAACGAAATCAAGAATCCACAAGCAGGCCAGGGCACTGGTGGTATTGGAAACAGCCGTCTTCAAGCTGCTGTGGAACTTACCACACGTCTCTTGGCTGGTAAAGATCCTGCTAAGGCTTCCATGTACGAGTCGATCGTTGCTGATACCGCTCGTACAACTCTCCAAAAGCAATTGGCTGCTGGTACATCGGGTGCTGGAATTCTGACTGAAGCCGCTGTTTCTACAGAAGAGCGTCAGTTCGATCAAGCTCAGCTTGGACAGTTCGAGGCAAAGGACCGCTGGGCTCTCTTGGCATTCGCTGGAAAGTCGAAAAGCTCGTAGGGAGATATTTAGCTCCAAAGGGTAAATTCAAATGCCGTCCCACCGTCAACTCCTCACATCTCCTCAACCAAAGGCCGGTGGCGCATCCACTGGACTTGGCACTTTTTCCCCTGGCAGCGCAGACTACGCTTCCCTTCGTGAGTCCTTCCCTGGCTCTCCAGCCTATGACGGTTCTTACGAAGATGAGAAGGTTGTTGCCAAGTACGAAGAAGTCAACCTGTCTCCTCTGAACGACGGTGGCCATACCTTTGGTTTGGTCAAGACGGATTTCTCGGATTCCCCTGACCTTACCACGGTTGCAACTGGTGGTGGTGGACTTCCCGGAACTCCATATGGTCCAAACCCATCGTCCCCAGGACCGGGTTTGAACCCAACAAACATCCCTCACAGGGATGCAGCCTCTATCCGCGTTGGTGGTGGTGGTGCAGGTGTGGGTGATGGTCTTGCTAACCCAGCAAATACCAGGGTGAACATTGCTCGTCAGAAGATTGGCAATCTCATTTTTGGTAAATCCACCCCTCGTTGATTCTACCTACCCCTAAGAGGTCATAATGTCGTCAATTTTCGAAGAAGCGCTGCTTGAAGCAAAGAAGTTGCGTCAAGTTGCTGAAGAGGATGCAAAGAACACCCTCATTCAGGAGATGACTCCTGCAATTCGGAAGATTATCGCAAGCCAGCTTGCAGGTAAGTCCAGCATGCTCTTCGAAGAAGAGCTCCCTGGAGCTGATCCTGTTGCCCCTGTGACTCCCGAGTCAGAAGTGTCTGCTGATCCTACCGGTGACGCTTCTATGCCCGCTCCTGTGTCTCCTGAGCCACCAGCAAGTGGGCAGGGTGCCGCACCTATTAAGGTGGCAGGCGCAGAGGTAATGAACATGCCAATGCCAGGACCAGATGGAAAGCTGGTCATTGACTTGGATGATCTCTTCGTCCCAGCCGAGCCAGGATCGGAAACCTCTGATGAAGGTTCCGGTTCCGCCGAAGCTCCCGCAGAGATTCCAGGTGGTATGCCTTCACCAACTCCAGTCGACGTGAACCCAAGTGGTTCTGCTGAGCCTTCAGTTGACGGAGAAGTTCCTCCCGCCGCAGGACAAGAGATGGTACCACCAGCACCACCTCCAGCAGAGGAAGCACCTCCAGCAGAGGAACCAACCATGGAGGAAACCTACGAGCTCTTTACAGAGAAGCTCGGAAAGGCTGCTTCTCAGATTCACCAAGCATATTCCTCCAAGACCGGAGTTCCGTCCTTGGTGAAGGAAGCTCTTCAGGAAAGGCTGTTCCAGCTCCTGGAATCCCTGGAAACCTTGAACAGCAAAAACCTCATTTCTCCTCGTCTCAACCAAATTCAAGAGACCCGTTTGGAGATTTTGCACCGCAAACTGAAAGAAGCGGTTGTGGCTAATACTTATCACAGAACAGAAGAAGGAACCGGAACTGACATGGCAAGCAAGTCTCTCAAGGAAATGGCTGCAAAGTTGCTCGCAGAGAGCGATTCGGTGAAGGGTGGTCCCGTTACATCTCCCGCTGATGTCCACAAGACAGAAGTCTCGATGAAGGTTGACAACTCGAATGACGCCGCTGCTGACAAGGCAGGATCGCACGCCATGAAGGTTACCGAGCCAACAGTGACACTCAAGACTGAGTCGGCTGAGGCACAGGCACAGGCTGCTCTTGCAGAGGAGCTTGCAGCTCTTGTTGCAGAGGGTTCTGGAGACTCGCTTGCTGCCAAGGATGGCGAGCAGGATCTTGCTGGTGCCGCTTCGACAATCCCTGACAAGAAGGTTGGCCAAGTTGACCCAACCAAAAGCACGGCTGCAAGCAAGACCAATCCAGCTTCGCACGTTCAGGGTGTTTCCGAGAACATCGAACACTCGAAGGACACGGGTTCGGAGGAAGAAGTTGGCAAGACTTCGACTGGCCACCCAATGAAAAAGGAATCCGTTGCAGTTTCCTCGAAGGCTCTTGCTAAGCAGACCAAGAAGATCAAGGCCGAGGCTTTGAAGAAGCAAATTGCTGCACTTCAGGAGCAACTGAAGGAATGCGGAATGCCAATGGAAGGCGGCGACGCTCTCCCAACTCCTGGCGCTCCTGGAATGGGAGTTATGTCGGAGGATGAGGGAACCGTGATCAACTTCAACTTTGATCTTGCCGACCTCGTTCCAGAGCTTTCGGGCCTTGGGGACGACGATGAGATTGAAGTCGTCGATGATATGCCTTCTTCGGATGAGCCAAGCTCGCTTGGTGTTGGATCGGCTGATGCCGGTGCCGACGACGACGGCGACGACGTGGATTTGGACCTCGATGGCGACGATGACGAGCCAGAGGACAAGGGACCACTTGCTGAGAGCAAGAAGCGTCCTGTTACGGCGAAGATCGTGAAGGAGAATAGAGAGCTCCGTTCGAGTCTTGCCGATCAAAAGCTGTTCAACGCAAAGCTGGTTCATTTCCAGCCTTTCGTGAATAACCGAAATCTGACCAAGGAACAGAAGCAGAAAATTGCGGAGCACCTGGACAGAGGGACATCGCTTGAGGAAGTCAAGGCAATCTACAACCGCGTGAAGGTTGTGGTTGAGGGAATGCAGAAGGTTTCTTCGAAGGCAGGAAGCTCTTCGAAGGCAGGTGTAACCGCTGCTGCTCCTCTCAACGAATCTGCCAACCCATACGAGGGAGCAACCCTGGTGGAAGCAGAGAAGAACCGTTTGATGCAACTTGCTGGAATCAAGCGCAAGTAACTCTACTTAGCAAAAAGGAATATCGGAGTAAACGATGAAAACTTTCTCACTTTCGCAATTGGCAGAGGGCGTGAACCGCCGTTCGCTTGGAGCCGACGCTCCAAGGCTCCTGTCCAAGTGGTCTGCAACAGGACTTCTTGAGGGTCTTTCCGGTGTCCAGAAGGAGAGCCTCTCTCGCCTTCTTGAGAACCAGACTGCACAGCTCATCCAGGAGTCCAACGCCATCTCGACAGGTGGCGCTGCTCTGACTTCCTCGGGTCAGATTGCAGGCTTCTCGAACGTTGCCTTCCCTATCGTTCGTAGGGTCTTTGCTGGCCTCGTCGCCAACGAAGTGGTTTCGGTTCAGCCAATGAGCCTTCCTTCGGGACTGCTCTTCTACTTGGATTACACCTACGGCTCGAACGTTGGTGGTGATGCAGGTCTGAGCCTTTCGACCTCGGCAACGGCTGACACCTACAAGAGGGCAACCTCGGTGTACGGTCTTCCAACTGGAGCCTCGATTCGTTCGGGTGCAACTCCTGCTGGTGGCCAGTACGACCTCGTGGGAACAGGATTCTCCAAGGTTCATAAGGGTGCTTTGAACATCGCCGGCTCGACTGACTCGGTTGGTTACTGGCTCTCGGGCTCGACCTGGACCACAGGAACCACGGCAGTTGTCGCTTCGTCGGCTGACTGGACAGGCTACAACGCCCGCTACGCTGGTTTCCGTTCGGACATTGAGAATGGTCTCACCGATGGCAGCTTCGATTTCTGCTTCATGTTCGTCTCGGCCTCCGAGCTTACAGGCAAGATTTCGGGACTTGATCTCAACTCGCTTGACCAAATTGCAATCACCGGCTTCGGCTCGGCAGGCAACTCGGTCACAGCTTGGGGTGATAGCTTCCAGGGTGGTCTTGGCGTCCTCAACCTCCGTGCCTTGAACAGGCGTGGAGACTGGAACGCATCGACGGGTCTCTTCACACCAAACCCACTTGGCGGAAGCCACGTTATGTTTGTGCTGAAGATCGCCAACGCAGGAACGGCTCCACAGCCTGCTGGCACAGCTTCGACCTACATCTCTGGTTCGGCAGCAATCAGCGACGCACTTTCGGTTGGTTCCGAGGGCACGACCCTTACGGTTCCATCGTTCGAAACGGACTTCGCAATTGACTCCTCGCCAAGGATTCCAGAAGTTGACATCAAGATCGAAGGCGTGTCGGTTACGGCTACAACCCGTAAGCTCCGCGCTCGCTGGTCGCCAGAGATGGCACAGGACTTGACAGCTTTCTACTCCATCGACGTGGAAGTGGAGCTGACCAACATCCTCAGCGAAATGATCACGCTCGACATCGACCGTGAAATCTTGAACGATCTCCTCACACAAGCCAGCGCAGCAAACCTGTACTGGTCGCGTGCTCCAGGACGTATCGTCAACAAGCAGACGGGTGCAGAGGCTCTTCACAACAACGTTCTTGCTCCAGGACCACAGTTCTTCGGAAATGTGCGTGAGTGGTACGAGACTTTGATGGAGACCATCACGGATGCAGCCAACACGATCCACAGGAAGACACTCCGTGGAAGCGGAAACTTCATCATCACCTCGCCAGACGTGGCAACGATCTTCGAGCACCTTGTGGCCTACAAGCCAGCATACAAGGTTGACTCGGACGGCCAAGTCAAGGAGAGCATGACGATCGGTGCCGAGGCAATCGGTACGCTGAACAACAGGTACGTGGTCTACAAGGACCCATACTTCCCAACGAACAAGATTCTTTTGGGATTGAAGGGTAACACCTTCCTGGAGTCCGGCTACATCTACGCTCCATACGTTCCTTTGATCCTCACTCCTGTGATCTACGCACAGGAAGACTTCACTCCTCGCAAGGGTGTGATGACACGCTACGGCAAGAAGATGGTTCGCGCCGACTTCTACGCTACGGTTACGGTTCTCGATATGAACCTCATCTGATCCTTCGGGATCTTAGCTCCCGGTAGAGGGAGCGTCAAGACCCTCGGTGCTTTTTGCATCGGGGGTTTTGTGCATTTTGGCCTCTCTCTTACAGCCTTTCCGTGAGGAAAAGATGGAAAAGAGAATTATCGGACCAGACGGAAGAGAGTTTTGCACCCCTGCTTGTTGCGGAGGACCGCCAGCCAAGAAGCCAAGTTCGGAACTTGTGGTTCCACCACTTGAAGCAGCCCTTGCTGCCTGGAGAGCGGCCCCGAATGTGGCGAAGCTGGAAGCAGCTTTCAAGGCTGGGGGGTTCACCGATCTGAAAGATCACCGCAAGGTGGTTACCGACAGGAGAACGTATCACTGGTCCATGGCTCCTGGTAGGTACGTTAACAAGGACACGGGTGCAGTGGCCTTGAAGAAGGTCGCGAAAATGGTTGAATTGTCTGTTGCACCACTTCCAGGTGTGAGTCCAAAGACAGAGGTCGTTGTCCGTCAAGAACAAGAAGTGATGGAGCCAATCATGGAGTTCACAGGAACCATGGAGGATTGGTTTGGAACACTTCAAGAGCTCATTATTCAGGTTTCCAACGATATGTTCCGCAGGAACCTCTTTACAGCAAATATCGTGGAAACGTCGCCATTCATTACCGACAGTCGCTTGTTCGGTAGGGAATACGCCAAAGCTTGGGAGCAGGTGAGTCCGTCGAGCTGGATTGCTTCGAACAACCTGTTCGATCGGTTCACTCTCTTGCGCACCAGCACGCATCCAGAGAACAGGATCAACGTGAAGTTGGTTTCCAGGTTCAAGGCAGAATTTGGGGACATCCACAAGGAAGTGCCTGAGCTCGACATCGTGGCTTTGGACCAACCTGCTTTGTTGGCAGACTACGAAATTATCGTTTTGGACATGCCTGTGCTCTAGAGCCATATTCCTCTGGAATAGAGGAATCAATGACAGAAGAGCTGACAAATCCATACAGAACTGTTCCAACCGCACCAATCGCACCTCCAACCCCAGTTGTGGAGGACAAGAATGTGCGCTTCTGGTCCAGAGCTCCAGGCAAGTTCGTCAACAAGTTGACGGGAGCTGATTCTGCCCTTAACAGGGGAGTGGCGACCGCTGGCCCAATGTTTGCTGGGTCTGTCCGTGAGTGGTACGAAACCCTCGTTGATGTGATCGACGACGCAGCGTCGACGGTGAGGCAGCGTACGAATCAAATGCCTCAAATTCTGGAGTGTACCCCGGATTTTGCAACTATCCTTGAGCACACTGTTGCGTATCGTTCTGTGTACTACGCAAACAATAACAGCCCAAAGGAGACAATGAAGGGTGCCTTTGGTGAGCTTGTTGGTGTGCTGAATGGGAAGTTCTACGTTCACGTAAGTTCCGAACTTCCTGCCTCGGTGGCGAAGCTTGTACTCGTGACCGACAAAAAGGTTTCACGCACCAAGTTTACAGACCAGAAAAAGCTTGAGGTCAAGGTTGAAGGAAAGGTTGTTCCAAGTCTCTTCGAGGATGACTGGAAGGTTGGCGCTGCTTTCACTGAGGAGCCTCTTCCCTGTCTCACTCGTCTTGATGGAATCACCATCAAGATCCTCGACATGAACCTCCTCTAAAGCCTTCTGAACGCCTTCTAGCGTGGTACAACCTAATTACCACGGAAAGGCGTATGAAATGAAGGTAAAAGAGCTGAAGAAGATGGTGATGGAGAGCGTCACCAGGACAGTGAAGGAAGCTGGATACGACCAATATGGGGAAGGCGTATCGCAAGCAACGGACCCAAGCTGGTTTGATACCTTGCTTGCTCCCGATGAACCTTCACCTGAAATGAAGAACACTCCAGAAGCCAGGGTTCTGGTTGATGCAGCCAAAAAGCTCTTGAAGAAGGCTGGAAAGATTGACAAGGAAGTCATGAACCAAGTCTCCGCTGAGTTGGAGCAGAACTTCGACCTGCCTGACGGGGTAAGCTGGGAAGTGGTCCATGCCGCCTTTGAGGAGCTCAAGAGTGACATGCTTTCCGAGGCACCACCAGAGGGATGGCACGGCACTGTGAGGGCTATGAAGACCCACGGACACACCGGTAAGGGTGGAGAGATCGACAACCCATATGCCTTGGCGTACTACATGGCAAACAAGGGAGATGAACCTCACTACAAGGAGCAGCCAACTTCCAAGAAGGGCACTCCTGAAAAGAAGAAGAAGTTCATGAGTACGGAAGCCTTCGTTGATATGGTCCGTGAGATGATCAAAGAGGAGCTTGCAGCTCTTCGCAAAGGAAAGTGAACCATGGCAAAAGAGTTCATGAGCATGGAAGCGTTCGAGAAGCTGGTAATGGAGTACATCCGTGAGGCTGTGAGGGAGGAGATGCTCAAGGACCTTTCCAAGCTCTCGGAGGTCACCCAGGGCACTCTTTCTACTGGGACTTCCACTACGTCCATGGGCACCTCTGGAACGACTGGAACGACTGGTACGAAGTCGGGAGTGGGAACGAAACCAGGGAATGACGACCCGGCAAACAACGTGATGGTTCCCGGAACCAACATGAATATCAACCAAGGTCTCCAGGCTGCTGCAAAGGAAACGAACTTCAAGAAGAAGGCGGACCTCTTGAACAAGATGAGCACCCAAATTCAGGGAATGAAGGGCCTCGTTATCAAATAATGTGACGTTTGCCAGCCCTACTTAACGGGTAGGCTCATGGCAACGTTCGTAACCACTCCTCGACCAACATCGTTTGGGCTATTCGACTCAGACCCAGCATTCCAGAGGGATGCTGATTCCATGGTGACTTACGTCAAGCGCAAGGCCGGTGAGACCACGCTTTCGACTGAGTTGTCGAAGAAGGAAATTTGGTCTTGCTTTGAGGAGGCGACCTGGAGATTCAACTCTTGGGTTATCGAATACCAGACAAAGAGCAACCTTGCCAGCCTTCTTGGAACTCCAACGGGTTCTTGGGATTCCACGACCAACCAGAACACCATCAACCTCACGAACGTCTACGTTGCTCCGAACCTTGAGTTCCTTGATAGGTTGGCTGAGCCTTATGCCAATATCATTGGCTTCGGTTCCACCCAAAACTCCTTTTCCGGTTCGATTGACATGGTAACCGGGAAGCAAGATTACGACCTTTTCACTGATCTGAAGGACGAGGCTGGCAATCCTCTGTACGGTATGCTTTCCGGCTCTGGTGGAAAGATGCGTGTCTTTGAGGTGTTCCACTTCGCTCCAATCCAATACCTCTTCAACTCCTCGTTCGGTACGAACTTTGGAAACGTAGCAGGTGTTGGTATCCCAATGGGAGCCTTCAACACGGATACCCGTTTCCACATCCTTCCACTCTACGAGGATGTTCTTCGTGCTGGTCAGCTCAAGCTGGCAAGCAAGGTGAGAAGATCCCATTACACCTACAAGATTTCCGGCAGGAATATCCGTTTCTTTCCCGTTCCAACCTCCATCATCCCAGGGGTGAACAATAAGGTTTGGATTCGAGTGGGCTTCCAAGCCCAGGTGAATGGAGCCTTCATCGACCTTGGTGTCAGCAGCTCACTCAGTGGAACAGCAGGACTTGCAGGTTCCTCTGGTTTCTCTGGAGTGGCAGCAGGAGCTTCCAATCCCGCCAACATCCCATTCGGCCTTGTGAACTACGCAACCCTCAACCAATGGGCAAAGAACTGGATCGCCAGGATGACCTTTGCTCTCGCTCTGGAGATCATGGGTCGTGTCCGTCGTAAGGTCAAGCGCATCCCCATTCCAAACGCCGACCTGGAACTGGACGGTTCTGAGCTCGTCCAGGAAGCCAGGGAAGACCAAACCAAGCTCATCGAGGAACTCAAGGGTCAGCTTGAGTCCCTGTCCTACGACAAGCTCCAAGAGATGGAAGCTCAGAAGGCCGAGAACCTGATGAAGCAACTTTCCTTCCTTCCCATGCCTCCAACCCACACGATCAAGAGGTTCTAGGCTGGATAAAACGTCCCCTCCGACTCAAACTAATTGAGTCATGAAACTAGTTTACAATGAACACTCTCTCAAGCCGGGTATCTACAAGATCCTCAATACCCATACCAACAGGACATACATTGGCCAAGCCAAAGAATTGAAAGCTCGTTGGAAAGGTCATTGCAGGTCTCTTCTTGCCGGAAGGCATCAAAACCGTTTTCTCCAAGCTGACTTCAACAAGTGCCGGGAGGCGTTGGGCCATGATGACTTTCTTGAGTTTCATGTCCTGGAGGTGTTGGAAGGCTCCACTAAGGAGGAACGAAACAAACGGGAGGAGGAGTACATTGGCAACATTTACCATGCTCTTCTTCCCGATGGCTCCCGTGTTTGCTACAACTTCAAGGAGAAAACAGAAGCGTTGGAACGTAGCTGCTATTCCAATACTCCCGAGGAGACCAAGGCGAAGAAAAGCGATTCGATGAAGAAGGTTTGGGAGAATGAGGTATATCGGTCTACTCTTGCAGAAAAGGCAAAGAGGTTCTGGAACACAGAAGAGGGTAAAGCAACGGCCTCCAAGCGTGCTCAAATTATTTGGAATGATCCCGAGCGCCAAGAAGCCATGTCTCTTCGGATGAAGAATCAGATGAGCAACCCAGAAGTCAAAGAAGCTACAGTCAAGTCTTTGAATGCTGAGGAGTCAGTTAGAAAAAGAGCGGACACATATCGAAACAGACTTACCTCGGAGCCTGAGTTCAAAGCGAAGATGCAGGCTTGTGGACGAAAGAATATTGCCAAAAGAAACAGCTCTCAGCCTGTAAAAACGTATGGTTCAGTGCAGGCACCAGACGGAACTGTTTACCACAACATTTCCCATATTCCTACTTTTGCTAAAACGCACGGGTTGCAAAAGCAGAACCTCTATTCGCTTCTATCCGGCAAGATCAAATCTCACAAGGGATGGATTCTATTTAAGGAAAATGTCCTCCTGAAACCCCTTCTCATAGTGGAGGATAACCAGGAAGAGGAGAGAGAGGGGGATATAGGAGAAATAAGATGCCGCGTCTGTTCGTAACCCAAAAAGAGATCGACTACTTCAATGACCTCGGCAAGGAGTTCATCAAGGACATTGTCGGCCAAGCCATCATTTACTGGCCCGTCTCGACCCTGAAGACGAAGATCCACCCTGTGTACAATGAGGCCGTGAAGAAAATCTTCGAAAACCCAATCAAGGTTGATGCCCTGGCTGGACAGCCCCAGTGGGAGACGAAGATGACCACCTTTGGACCTGAGCAACAGAACACACTTGAGGTGTTCCTCCAGGCCAGAGACTTGGCTCAGAAGGGTCTTGAGCTTTCGGAGGGAGACTTCTTCACTTATGGCGATAACGCCTACGAGATTGTCTCTTACCTGAACATGAACAACTTCTTTGGGCAGGTTGAGCACGATGTTGCCTACAAGGTTATTGGGAAGCTTGCCCGTCCAGGAGAGTTCAATCCTCAGAAGTTCTTCAAGCCAGTTGAAGAGACGACCCCGCCAACTCCATTTGAGCAACAGCGGGGAATTGCAGAGACCAGTGACGGGCCAACAGGTGACATCCGTGATGTTCGCGAACGTCTTGGAGATGATCTTCCTGCCCCTGCCCTTGGAGATGGTCCAAGGCGAGTTGATGTAGACCCAACCCTGAAAGCGAATACACTGTACGATGAATAACCTGAAATCTGTTCTGGACTTCTGGCTTCTTGAGTCTCAAGAGCTTGAAGAGGCAAAGTTCAACCCAGAGATGTTCGACAAGATGGACAGCCCAGAGCAAATGATCCTTACCGTTGCAGGTAAGCTTCCATTGCTCGGAGAGGGTTCGTCTCGTGCTGCCTTTCTGCTTGACAGTAAGAGGGCCTTGAAAATTGCCAAGAACGAGAAGGGTCTTGCTCAGAACAGAGCAGAGTACGAACTAGCTCAGAATCCCGGTGTGGCTCCTTTGGTTACGAGGATTTACAAGATGGGACAAAACGACGCCTGGATGGTGTCGGAGCTGGTACGTCCGCTCAAAAATCAAAAGGAGTTCGAACAACTCACCCAGGTTCCTTGGAGCTTCATGTTCAAGTTCCTGGATCACTACAGCTCGCTGGGTGATGTTGGCCGAGCATTCGATGTAACAGTAAAGGCCCAAATTGAAGCTGATAAGCGTGCACGGCATCCAATGCCAGGAATGTCAGTTCGGGGAATTGAATATCTTCCATTCATCGGAAGACTCTTCACTGCTCTGGCAAATCGCCCTGACTTGATCCCTGCTGACTTGCAGCTTCTAGACCACTGGGGCAAGACACCGGACCAGCGTGTGGTGCTGCTTGATTCCGGGTACACCGAAGATGTCTATGCTTCCCACTATGCTACTCGGGCATAATTACCAGCATGGCACCATCCGGGAAGAATTCTACTCGCTGGAACATTGAGCGTGACCCAAGAAACCCGGTAGATCATCTTCCTACAGGTTACGAGGGCTCAAGTCCTACAGACTACACCATCCCTTCATGTGACATTGAAGATGTGGATGTGGCAGTCCATGCACTGTTCGACAGGGAAATTGGGTTTGCAGCTCAGAGCATCTCCGATGGGGAGTCCTCTGTTGAGCAGGTCAACAAACCTCTTGTCATTCTGGCTGGAGGGGAGAGATTCGCCCTTGTCAAGAAGCTCCGTCCAATCAGGACCAAGAAGGATCACCAGTTGATTCTTCCTGCTATTGCCATTCGCAGGAAGTCAATCACCCAAACTCCCGACGATCTAACCTCCAGGGGTATGAATCAGTTTACCGGAGACTTGGTGATCAAGAGAAGGCTTGCTTCGGAGGATAGGGACTACCAGAACCTTATCAACAAGCTTGCCTTGACTGACTTGAACCCAAATGGACCAAGCTCAACGAGAGACCAAGGTCAGAACGGTCCAATTGTTGATGAAGCTGTTAGGGAAGGCGCTCTTCTTGACCCAAAGCTCGGCAACAACGTTTGGGAAGTCATCACTATCCCACAGCCACAGTTCTACACGGCCACATATGAGATTACCTTTTGGTCATCTTACTCTATCCACATGAACTACATGGTTACGACTCTCTTGAGCGCACAGCTTCCTCAAGGAAAGATGTTTCGCTTGAACACCCCAAAGGGGTATTGGTTCATTGGCGAAATCTCCGATGAGGTTACCTCGGCTGACAACTTTGAAGAGTTCACCGAGGACAAGAAGGTTATCCGCTACACCTTCCAGATGACCGTGAAAGCCTTCCTCTTGGCCTCCAACGGGCCTGGGATGCCTGTTCCTGTCAGGAGAACAATCTCTGCTGTGGAAATCTCCTTTGAGACAGTGATCCCGACAGGAAAGGTTGTAAGCCCCCAAGGACCCAATCTCCCAGGCGAGCCGTATGCCCTGTCAGATATCGAAGAAAGAGTTGAGGATGCTCAAACTTTGACTTCGGACCAGAGATTCATTGTCGAGAAGAAGGTAGCCAATCCTCTCACTGGGAAAGTGGCTGTAAAAAAGGCTAGTATCCTGGGAAGCAACCAAAAGCAAGGCGAAACAGCGTACTACGCTGATGGGTTTGAGACCCTCGACGAGTTCATCCTTGCAATCCAAGGGAAATGAAGCCTGACTCCAAGTCGGAATCGTGGATATTGGACCCTAATTATCGCAAGACAATCTGAACTGATTGCTGCGTTCCGTGGCAGAAGTTAGACGAGGGACATAATGAGCGACCAAATTTTCAAGAGCCCAGGGTTCTACGACCGTGAAATCGACCTCTCTGCCAGGACGGTTGAGCCTTCTGGTATTCCGGCTGCAATCGTTGGTACTTCGCAAAAGGGACCAGCTTTTGTGCCAGTTACCCTTGGTTCTTTTGCTGACTTTCAGAGCAAGTTCGGCGACTTGAACCCAAAGTTTGCTGCCCCATACGCAGTGCAGAAGTGGCTTGACAACCGCTTTGCTGCCACATTTGTTCGTGTTCTTGGTGGTGGAGCCAACTCCACCCAGACCGAGTTCGACAACACCAGGACAAAGGGAATTGTCAAGAATGCAGGTTTCTTGATCAGCGGTTCTGCTGTGGGAGCTGGAGACCTTCGTTACAAGGGTTCGACGCAGTTTATCGTTGCCAAGCACGTTGTTACGGGAACTGAGGTCTACGGACTTCCAATGTTCTCGGACAACTCGTCCTTCTTCACGACTGGTTCGTCTACGGACGTTTACTTGGTTCGTGGAATGGTCTTCACGGCTCACGATACCCGCTTGATGATCATGTCTGCCTCGGACACCTTCTCTGGGGCCCTGGACGACTTTGCAACGCTCGATTCGGCTTCGACCAGCGCGACCTACAAGAAGTTCAAGCTTGTCCTCTCCTCGTCCTCTGGTTCGTCTTTTGGAAACACTGACGGATACGCTGGCGTGAGAATCATGACAGCTTCGTTGAACCCAACGAGCCCAGACTACATTGCCAAGATCCTGAACACCGATCCCGAGAAGTTCGAGACAGAGCGCCACGTCCTTTACTGCGACTTTGCAGTGGACGACGAGATTGCTACGGTTTCTACTGCATCCAACTGCGTTGGTGTGGTTTCTGGCTCCTCGAACACCTCGGCAAACTCTGGGGACACTTCCCTGACTCTCAGGGATGCCTTTGGACGCTTTGACACAAGGTTCACGACACCAAAGACGACTTGGTTCATCTCTCAACCTTTCGGGGCAACAGAGTACAACCTCTTCTACTTTGAGTCCCTGGACGACGGTGCTTACGCCAACCAAAAATACAAGATTTCGATTGCCAACCTGAGAGCTTCGAGCGATCCGAAGTACCTCTTTGGAACCTTCACTGTCCTTGTTCGTGTCTTTGACGACACGGACATTGAGCCAATGGTGATCGAGCAGTACAACAACGTCAGCCTTGACCCTGACGCTGACAACTACATCGCCAAGGTCATTGGTGATATCAAGGTTTCCTACGCCTTCGATACCCTCGACCCAGAGGACCGTCGTTTGGTGAAGGAAGGCCAGAACCCAAACCGCTCGAAGCTCATTCGTGTGGTTATGTCTGACCAAGTCACCAGGAAGACAATTCCAGGAAATGCCCTTCCGTTCGGATTCCGTGGTTTCGGCTTCCTGAACACATCCCATACTGGAAACGATGGTTTGCCGGTCGGTGGAATCTCCGGTTCCTTCATCCGTCTCGCAGCTTCCGGCACGACAGATGACCGTCTGCTCTCGGCAGTGCTTCCTCCACTTCCTTTCCGCTTCAAGGTGACAAGGGGTGAGGTTTCTGCTTCTGCTGGCTTTGAGGGTCAACCTGGAGCCAACGAGGTTGTGGACTCCAGGTACTTCTGGGGTGTCAAGGGCGAGCGCAATGTGAACGTCCTGAACCCAAACATCTCGAACGAGCCAAACGCCTTGGTGGGTGCTTTGACGAAGTTCCATGGAATTGAGAAGCTTGACGTGTTGGTGACCGGCTCCAAGGCTGACACCTTCAACGACAACAAGTTCACGCTTGCCCGTGTGTGCCTTTCCAACATCACTCTTGCTGATGTTACGGCTTCGGCAGAGACGCACATGAAGGAAACGGCTTACATCCGTAACGGAACGGTTGATCCATCGGATTACACCGTTACCGACACAAATGGAGCTCGTGTGACCTTGGCAACCCTTTTGATGAAGGGTTCCACGGCTGCTGTGTTCAACCAGTTCTCGGATTACGCCAAGTTCACGACTGTGATGGCTGGTGGATTTGATGGAGTCAACATCCTGGACAAGAACGCTGCTCGTTTGAACGACAAGGCTACCTCTACAGAGAGTGGCGGTGGTGCAAATGGCAGCTTCACGTCCCCAGGATTCTCCTCGAACCTTACGGGAACAGGAAAGACCAACGCCTCGATCTTCTCCTACCAGACAGCAGTGAAGATCATCACAGACCCTTTGATCTCCCAGCACAACATTCTGGTGATCCCAGGAATCCGTGAGCCATTCGTCACCGACGATGCTGCTACGAAGACGGCTGAGCACACCCTGTCCATGTACATCATGGATATTCCTTACTACGACTTCAATGGAACCCGCATCTTCGATGGAGACAGCGGTCGTTACACTGATTCGGACGAAACCAAGGATGTGTTCGATGCTCGTGCAATCGACAACGATGCAGTAACCGCAGCCTTCCCAAACACAACGATTGAGGACACAACAAATGGCAGAAATGTCATTGTTCCAGCCAGCGTTGTGACCTTGTCGGCTTTCGGTTACAACGATAGGGTTGGCTACCCATGGTTTGCTCCTGCCGGATTCAACCGCGCTGCTCTTGGCTTTGTCAAGGGAACCACAGCAAGGCTAAACCAACCAGAGCGTGATCGTTTGATTGCGGCAAGAATCAACCCAATCGTGAAGTACCCACAAGCTGGTTTCGTGATTCCAAGCCAGATGACCCTCAAGCAAGGAAAGTCCTCTTTGACCTCTACGAATGTCAAGAGAATGATCCTTGAGGCCAAGAGGAGCATCGTTGAAATCGGAAACAAGCTCATGTTCGAGAACATGACAGTCTCCCTCCGCACGGAGCTTGTGAAGCAGTACAACGCTGTTTTGTCGAGCATCCAGGCAAAGGGTGGACTCCAGGCTTTCGTTGTGATCTGCGACGACAGCAACAACACCCAGGTCGATCTCGACTCCAACCAGATGAACGTTCAAATCCGCTTGCTCCCAACCCTTGCAGTTGAGTTCATTGCGCTTGACTTCATCGTTTCGCCAAGTGGCGTTCAGTTCGTCTGATAAAACAGGGTAACCTGAACAGCCCACACGGGCATACTTACCGAATAGCTGTCTAAGGGAAAAGCATCATGGCACAAGGATTTAAGAGCGCTGGCGTAACAACCCGAGAAATCGACCTGACGGGACCAACAGCCAATGAACCAGTCGGAATTCCTGCTGGAGTGATTGCTCCTGCATCGAAGGGGCCTGCATTTGTGCCAGTGACCCTCCCTGGAATGAAGGACTTTGTGGTGCGCTTCGGAGCGCCAACGACCACTTTCCGCGCAGGCCCTCTGGCAGCAAATGAGTGGCTCAGGAACGCACAAGCAATTACCTACATGCGTGTCCTCGGCGCTGGTGACGGCCAGAAGAGAACTTCTTCGGGCAACAACGCTGGCAAGGTGACAAATGCAGGTTTTGTGGTTGGAGATGAGCAGCCACAAGCAACGCTTTCAGGAAACCTTGGAAGCAACGTCTTTGCAAACACCACAGGACCTCTTGGAAGGACTTACTTCTTGGGAGCATTCATGTCGCAGTCTAACGGCTCGACAGTCTTCACCGATGCTGGACTCTCTGCGCAGGGAGTTCCTGTCATCCGTGGCGTCCTGATGGCTGCTTCTGGCGTCGTTCTGACTCTTTCAAGCTCCTACAACACTACCTCTACAGCTCCGTCTACAACGGCTGCTGCAACGGCTGCAAACATCAAGGGAGCCATCTCTGGAGCTGTGAACCTTGGTTCCGGCAAACAAGAGTTTGTCATGTTCCTGAATGGACACAAGGCAACGGACTCGGCTTACAGCAACGTGATCACGGCTTCGTTTGATCCTTCTGCTCCGAACTACTTTGCAAAGACCTTCAACAAGGACCCACTTCTCCTTGAGCGTGCCGGTTACGTTCTCTACAGCCACCACGACATTCACCCAGCAATCGCTGTTGTTACGGGTTCTGGAATCGTTGTTGCAGCATCCGGTGCAGCCGCAGGTAACGGATATCGTGAGCGTTGTGCATTCATCTTGACTGGTTCTCAGACAAGGAATAGCGGAACAACCACGGCTCCAAACTTCGAAGGATTCGAAGATCGCTTTGCTACAGCCAAGTCGACCTGGGTCATCTCGCAGAAGTTCGGTGGTCGTCCAATCAACCTCTTCCAGGTTTGGGCATCCGGCGATGGTGAAGAGCCAAATACCAAGCTGAAGATTTCCATCGAGAACATCCAGCCATCGAACTCCGACACAACGCAGTTCGGAACCTTCGACCTCCTTGTTCGTGACTTCAACGACTCGGACAACAACAAGGTTGTTCTTGAGGCATGGAGAGCTCTGAGCCTCGACGTTGGAAGCCCAAGGTACATCGGCAAGATCATCGGTGACGCAAGGTTGTTCTACAACTTCGACGCAACCCTTGGGAAGCAGAAGTTGAATCAGACGGGCGATTACCCAATCCGCTCGAAGTACATCCGTGTCCAGATTTCCGACGACGTGACAAATGGAGAAGCTCCTGAGACAGCCCTTCCAATGGGTTTCAGGGGCTGCCCTCACCTCATCACCTCGGGAACGGCTCCAATGCCAGCATTCTCGGATTCGGCTGGTTACAGCTCGTCGAACCCATTCTACAAGCTTGTGCAGCCACCTGTACCATTCCGCTTGGTGTTGACAAGGGGAACTAGCCCAACTCAGACTTCGGACAAGAACCTCTACTGGGGTGTTCAGTTCGAGCGTCAAGAGTCGGCAACCGATCCAAACTCCAGCTACGTGGCAAACGACTCTATCAAGTCGTACTCGAAGTATTTCCCAACATTCCAGACTGTTTGGCAAAATGTCCTTGTTTCTGCAAATGAGGGAGTTGCTGACACAGCAGAAAACGGAATTCTCGATGCTGACAGGTTCAACAACAACCTGTTCACCTTGGAGAACCTGACTGTTCCATACGTTTCCGCAAGCGGAATTGCCGATGGAACCAAGCCGGAGAACTGGACCTACACCCGTGCTGGTGGAATCGCCACAAACACCACGGCTTTGACCAAGGCCCTGACAGTGTCGGATCTCCTGGACCCAGGAGCCCGTGCTCTTGCCAAGTTCTCCTTTACCCTTCAGGGTGGCTTTGATGGCGTCCGCATCTTCGATGCAGATGCAGCACAGCTCACAAACAAGGCTCTTGCAGAAGAGATGACCTACACAGCTCGTGGTTTGTCCTCGGGTCCTACGGTTTCGTCCTTCACCAAGGCTCTGTCGATCATGCAGGATTCGACGGAAGTTGACATCCAGCTCTTGGCAATGCCTGGAGTTCGTCAGCGCTATGTTACGGACTTGGCAATCCGCTCCGTGGAAGACCGTTTCGACGCTCTTTACCTCATGGACATTGAAGAGAGGGATATCGACAACCTCGTTGTCTCTGGTTCTTCGCAGCGTGTGAGCGTGAACAACACGATTACGAACTTCTCGGGTCGTGGATTGAACAGCTCGTTTGCAGCAGCATATTTCCCTGACCTGACCATGAAGGATGGATACAACCGTGATACGGTCCGTGTTCCTCCAACGGTTGGTGTTCTTGGGGCATTCAGCAAGAACGACGCTGTTGGTTACCCATGGTTCGCTCCTGCCGGTTTCACCAGAGGCGCTCTTGAGTCGTCTGTGGAGCCTGTGGTTCGCCTGTCCAAGGCAAACATGGACGCTCTTTACGCCGTCAACATCAACCCAATTGTGTCCTTCCCAGGAAGCACAGGACCGGTTGTGTGGGGCCAGAAGACTGTCCTTGCTCGCCAGAGCTCCATGGACCGCGTGAACGTTCGTAGGCTCTTGATTGCAGTGCGCCGTGAGGTTCGCAAGGTCGCAAACAAGATGCTCTTCGAGCAGTCCCGTGAGGCCACGATCGCAAGGTTCAATCAGCAGGTGACTCCAATCCTGAAGAAGATTCAGGACCAGAGGGGACTTGATGGATTCAAGGTTGCAATTGACACCTCAACCACAACCCAGGCCGACTTGGAAAACAAGACGATCAGGGGCAAGGTCTTCATCATTCCGACGAAGACGCTCGAATTCCTCTCGGTGGACTTCGTAATTACCAACAGGGGCAACTTTTCCCAAGGATGATGAGAGATGAGTAGTAAGATCAAGGAAACAAGGCTGCCAGTCCAATTCATTAAGCCCGGAGATATCCGAGCCATGGTAAATTGGCTTGATTTGCCGCAAAACCACGACGCAGCAGTGAACGCCATTGCTGTTGTCCCTGACTCAAAGCGTGATCGAGCCTTTGTTGACTTCCTTGCTTCGTCCCCAGCCTTCCAGGGGTGGGAATACAACCAAATTGCACAGGCAGTCGACCAAGCCAACGAAATGGACTTGATGGAGAAGAAAATGAAAAAGAGCGATCTCAAGAAGCTGGTTTCCGAGGCCGTAAAGGGTGGAATCCAAAAGGCAATCCAAGAAAAGAAGACCGCCCCAAAGGCAAAGATCAGCAAGACAGCACTTGCTGAGGCTGTCCGCAAGGTTGTTCGTTCTTCTCTTCAGGAGATGGGTATGCCAGGGGGAGCAATGCCTCCAGCAGGCAAGCCATCGGGTTCCATGATGACAGCTCCAACCCAGGAGGGTGTTTTGGACGGTGATCCAAAGAGAAGAAGCTCTTCCTTTGGTCAGCTTCCATCTCCAGAGGAGCTTCAGGCTGCTTTGGACGCTGATGGTGGTTGGTCGATGACCCTTCGTGGTTCGGACGCCCGTTCGTTCGAAGCTGCAATGGCAAAGGCTGGAATGGATTCGGGCGAAGCAGAGGCAATGATGGATACCGGAGAGGGTATGCACAAGGTTCTTTCCGCTCTCTTGGATTCCGGTGATGAGAATGCAGAGAACCTTGCCTCGGGCATCATGGATGTCCTTGGTTGGGAGTGGATCTGATGAAAGTCAAAGACCTGAAGCACATGGTCCAGGAAGCCGTGCAGAAGGCGATCAGGGAGAACCTCGACCGTCCTGTTGATGCTTCGGACCTTGACGACGCAACACAGCTTTTGATGTTGATTACCGGCCGAATTATGTCGGCTCACGGAAAGGATATTCCTTCCGAGGTGATCCAAAAGGCTGTTCATCACATTGAGCAAGCTGATGGCATCTTGGCGGCAGCCGGTCTGAAAGCAGACGAAGCTGACGTGAGAGGAATCGCCGAGTCGATTAGCAAGCAAAAAAGATAAGCGAATACTTATCGGAGAAGAGAGTAAGAACAAATGGCTACCACACTCGGCGTAGAAGACATGCTTGTCACCAAGTTTCAACCACTTGCCAAGCGTCAATTCATCCTGGCAATTGAAGGAATCGACGCATTCCTTGTGAAGACGGCTTCTCGCCCAACTTTCACAACGGAAGAGGTCGCCATTCCGTTCATGAATCAAACACGGTACATTGGAGGTAAGACGACCTTCAACACAATGACCGTGACAATGCACGATCCTGTTGGTCCTTCGGGAGCCCAGCAGGTTATGGAGTGGATTCGTGCCAAGTACGAGTCGGTTACTGGCCGTGAGGGCTATGCCGACTTCTACAAGCGTGACATCCAGTTGAAGCTCCTTGATCCAGTCGGAACGGTTGTTCAGCTTTGGGATATCAAGGGTGCATTCATCACGGAAGCAAACTTCAACGACCTTTCCTACGAAGGATCGGACCTCGTTGAGATTTCGCTCACACTTCGCTACGACAACGCTGTCCTGCAATTTTAGTCTTACTTGCAGCTTGCATTTGTCAAACATTGCGGTATCCTCTTTTGGAGGTTGCCTACAATGTTCAAATGCCCCGACTGTTCTCTTGAGTTTCCCAAACTCATTTCTCTTTCCATCCATTACCATTCTACGCACAAAAAGGATGCCAAGTCCCTATACATTGCATTGAATTGCGATGGCGTAGAGCCGACTTGTAAGTGTGGATGTGGCGGAGCTGTCAAGTATCTCGGGATCGAAGAGGGGTTTCGGGAATACATCCGTGGTCATGTTGCTCGGGTGCACAACAATTGGGGGCATAATGACAAGGCCAGAGAGAAGTCTTTGGCAACTCGTCGCCAGATGCTTGAAGAAGGCGCCTGGAAGCCCTTTACAAGCTCGGAGACGGGTGAGCATTGGGGTAAGGGACTTACCAAGGAAACGGACTCTAGAATCGCTCGTATGAGCGAATCCATTAAGAGTAATTCCAAGGAAATCAGAAGGCGCTCAGAGCAAATGCGCCAAAATCGGCTGAATGGTGTTATTCCAACACTTCGTGGCCCTGATCATTCTCAATGGAAAGGAGGTGTTTCTCCTTTGCTTGCAATTTGTCACGCCAACAAGAAGTTGTTCGATTTGTGGAAATATCCTAAACTGGTCCTAGCGAGCTTTGCTTGCGAAGTCTGCAAGCGATCCCGAGCACAAGAGCCCCGCCCAATTTTAGAAGTCCACCATGATAAAGTGAAAATGGCGACAATTGTCAGGTTAATTGCCGAAGAAAAAGGATGGGATGACCATTATGCGTTGTCTCCGTCTACTGACGCGAACACTATGGTGCTAAAAACAGAAATTGCCGAGGCTGTTGCGGACTACCACATTCTGAACAATGTTTCCGGTGTGGTGTTGTGTGAAGAGTGTCACGAACAGCAGCACTCGAAATACAACTTCTAACGTGGCCTTCGGGCTTTCTCTTGCAGAACTCGAAGCTTACCTTCCTTTTCTTCTTTTTGCTTCGGCATCTTGGTTGCATTCTTGGCAGTAGGGGACAGCCAAGACCCAACCCTCTTGGTTGTGGTAGTTCACTACTTCCGCAATAACACGGTGGAACAAGCCAGTTCCTCCCATGGATGCCTCCAGGCTATCGTAATCCTTCATGACCTCATCGGCGGTTGTTGCCAACTTGTTGAGAGCAATGAGGATGATTTCATGGAAGAGTGGGTTCTGGTGGTGGATCTGCTTTCCTTCCGCTGATCGGCAGTGGAAACAAGGTGGAATACCGTGGAACATATGCACGTACTTGGAGTAAACAGCTCCTCTCCACTCCACGTTGATCTCTTTGCTGTCCCGGATAATGTCCGAGAGTCGAGAGAAGGCACTCTTCTTTGTGGGGCTTCCTGCAATGACCCTCGCAAGCTCAAGAGTCTCCACCCTGGAAGGTGATTCCTTGATGCCCTCTGTTGGCTTTGTGGTGGCTTCTGCTGGCGGCTCAGCCTCGACAAGGAGGGTCTGCTGTTCCTGTACTGGGCGGACCTTCTTGATCCTCTCAACGGCTTCCACGACCGGCTTCTTTCGCCTGACAAGCATGGCTTGGAGGGAAACCAAAGAGGTTGGCTGAATTAGCATTGCCAACATCAAGGAACGAACACCATGCTTGAATCCCTCTCCTGAAGGGTCACAGAAGGGACGGTGATACTTCTGCTCGTATGCCTTGAAGAAGTCACGCTTGTGGTTGTTGTCCAGGAAGTGATCCCACAATGCACCCCATCGAAGGAAGGTCAAGGTGCAAGGACAACCTGGGACCGGGCAGGTTATTCCCTTGGGATTCTTACTGAAATAGGCGTCAAGGTCAGACTTGACCTCGTGTTCTTTTCGGTTCCTTTGCTCTGTCATGAGCGAGAAAAATGTCTTCATGGCTTCCATTGTAGCTCTAGCGAGGCAGAGAATTCACTGCCATAGTTACCAAAGATGAACAAGGCGCTAGAAGAACTGATCCTGGAGTTCGCAAGGAGAGAGGTCAAGAAGGCTCTCTCTGAGGGAAGCAAGTATTATCGCAAATCCAAGCTTCACCCCGACAACTTGCGTCTTGGGAAGAAGAAGTTGAACATTGACACCAGAAAAGACCGTCAGGAACACGAGTTGGCTCTCCTGAAGTCACAGTTGACAACTGTCCTTCAGACGCTCGATGAATACCCTGCACCAGAAGTGGTACTAACTGACCCTAAGACTCAGAGACAGACACAAGGGCAGGATACCAAGGGGCAGGCATTGGCTGTTAGCACAGCAGCGAAGATCCTCAAGGGTGTGACCACACCAAAAAAGGACATTCACGCCTTGGCTATGTACATTGTCGCCCTCGGTGTTTTCCCAAGGGTTCCGTTCTCTTCCTTGATGAGAGCCTTGGTGGAAATCTTCCAAAAGCGTTGAGCGTTAACCAACGTGCGAATTCTGTCGAAAATTGTCCTGACCACTATGTACGGCCAAGAGCAAGAGCTCGCCGTAACGAGAAAAGGATTCAAGGACAATGTCAGGAATGTCGCCAGAAGATGACAGGGCAGTAAGAAACGCTATCTTCGCTGCACGCCAAGCCGCAGAGGGAAACAAGGTTTCCGCTGTCCCAATGCAGGAAATTCAAATCCCAAGCGCTCAGGTACCTCTGCCAAGCCGAGGATTGGTTTATCCCGTGGGTTCTCCATTGCACGGCAAGGAGTTCATTGATATCAAGGGCATGACAACTCAAGAGGAAGATATCCTTATGTCGCGTGCCCTGATCAAGAAGGGTACAGTGATCACCGAGTTGATCCGTTCGTGCCTTCTCACCCCAGGAGTTTCGGTCAACGATCTCCTTGCTGGTGACAGGAACGCCTTGATGGTTGCAATCCGTATTACAGGATACGGACCAGAGTACACCCCAGTTGTTCAGTGCCCGTCTTGTGAGCAAAAGACGGAATACCCAATCAACCTGAGCGACCTGGACATCAAGCCGCTCGAACTCGATCCCGTGGAGCCTGGAGTGAACAAGTTCGCCTTCAAGCTTCCTGTTTCAGGAAAGGTTGTAGCGTTCCGCTTCTTGACAGGCAGGGACGAGGAAGAGATTGCGGCAATTGTCGAGGCAAAGAAAAAGAAGGGTCTTGCTGTTGACAGCGTGATCACAACCCGTCTGACTTCTTGCGTTCTCTCGATTGATGGCGTTGAGGATCGCAACACGATTGCCAAGACCATCACCTACCTGCCAGCAAGGGACTCTCTGGCCCTCCGCAAGTACATGGAGCAGCATGAGCCGGGAATTGACATGCGTTGTCAGTTCGAGTGTCCAAATTGTGGACACACCGAGGAGGTTGCTGTCCCAATGGGAGCCTCCTTTTTTTGGCCTAACTCCTGAAGATAGAGCCAAGGTTATCCTTGAGCCCTTCTTCGCTCTCGGTTACTACTTCGGGATGACTTCCTGGAAGGACTTCTACAACTTCCCGATCATCTATCGCAGGTGGTTGATCAAGAGAATCAACGAGGAGATTCAGAAGGCCGCTGAAGCTCAGAATGGTCAAACGAGTAAGGGACTGCACGACAACACACCCGACATTCGTTCACTGACAAACAAGTCGAGGCCAGAGGTTCCAGCAAAGCTGAGAAGATTTACTTGACAAGAGTGGTTGGGGGGATTACCGCTCTTTGGATGACAAAAGAAATCAAGAAAGTCAGCTTTGACGGCACTCCATTCTCCATTGAGTGTACTCCGAGGCAAACGGGCCCAAAAACATGGGGGATTGTTGACGTTGAGATATTCCGAGATGGTCAACCAATCGGAAAGTACACCCGTGGGTATCCTGCGTACTCCGAGAAAACTTTCTGCCCCTTTGAGCACAAGGGTGTTTGGTACGCCCTCTATTCGGAGAATTATTCCAAGCTCCAGGTTGCTCGGTTGCAAAACGACCAAGGCCAACCGGCATTTGAACCTTGGTGTGACGACTCTGGTGGAACTCACCCTGGGTTTTGTCCAACAGAAGTCTATATCCCACAGGTGAAAGAGCACCTTCGTTCCTATCGCATGGGCGGCGAAGAAGTGGAATACTGGCGCGCCACTTGGGATAACCAGCCAGAGTACAATGAGCCGGAGGAAGAAGGGGAACCACCTCCGAAGGAAACGAGGTTGAGGTTCGCCTCCTTCGGCTTCCTTTGTGGTTGCTATTGGGGGGATGACTCTTTGTGGAAGATTCGCTTCATTGATCTGAGCGAGGTCCACAACAAGGTCATGAAGATCACGGAGAGATGGGGATATTGCCCTCTTCCGGCCAAACCCTTGCGTGAGTGTGTGATCCTGGACGAGGATGATACAAACGGTGAGTTGATTGGTGTCCTAAAGGTCGTTTACAACGACAAATAGAGCGGGCGGGGTACCCTAATTAACGGGTAACATGACCACCCCACTCCATAGGTACATCGAAGCTGCCATCAACCTCTACCTCAGTGAGGACTTTGATGCCTCGACCGCTCCAGTAAGAAAACCCTCTTCTTCTGGAAGCTCTGCGCCACAAGTAGCGTTCAACTTCGATGAACTACGCAAACTGGGGGATCTTAACGCTGTCCTGGAGTACGTCAACAAGACCCTGGGGAGAGCTCTCCTTGGCGAAGGTCAAGGAAGACTCGTTTACCGTTTGGGGAACGGTAAGGTCTTGAAGGTTGCCAAGAATGACGGAGGGATTGGGCAGAACCAAGCCGAGGCTACTGTTTGCGCTTCCTCGGCAGATGTGGTTTCTCTCTTTCCGAAGACATTTGAGCAGAGTCCAGCGGGCTTTTGGATCTTGGTTGAGGAAGCTCAGCCAATGACAGAGGATGCCTTTAGGTCGCTCACCGAACTTCCTTGGAAGACGTTTTGGTCAGCTCTCAAGGGTGCATTTGCTGGTAAGGCTTCCAATGTGACTCCCCAGGACCAGCAGAACTACGCTCAAGCCTCGACAAATCAGTTCTTTGCTAGGGTTGTAAAGGCCATTCGTGATTGCAAGTACGAGCCAGGAGATATTGCCAAGCTTGACTCATGGGGAATCGTTGGTGGGAAGGCCGTAATTATCGACTCCGGGTTTACCGAGGCTGTCAACAAGACGTATTACGGCAAGGGTTGAACCAGCAACATTCTGGTTTCAGAAGGCGATACTCCATAACCATGAGCAAGCTAGAAGTCATTTGCGGTCCCATGTTTGCAGGCAAGACAGAGGAACTCATTCGTCGAGTCAAGCGCTGCACCATCTCTGGTCAAGACATCCAAGTTTTCAAGCCATCTATGGATTACAGGTATGGCGTGGAGAGGATTGTCTCCCACGGGAAGACAGACCTTGAGTCTGCTACCGGAGTCAAGCCTGTTCCGATCAACACCAAGGAGAGGTTCGTTGTTGGGGACAACACAAAGGTTGTCGCATTTGACGAAGTCCAGTTCTTTGATCCAAGCTGGATCGTCCCCGTTGTTGACGGACTGCTTGCTGACGGGATTCGTGTGATCTGTGCTGGCCTTGATATGAACACCTATGGGGAGCCGTTTGGCGCGGTCCCAGTTCTTCTTGCCAAGGCAGATGAAGTGACGAAGCTCAAGGCTATCTGTGTCTGCTGCAAGGAAGACGCTGGAAGGACCTACAGGGAGCTTCCGTATGCCAAGACGGGTGAAGCTGTGGAGGTTGGTGGTCATGGGCTCTACGAGCCCCGCTGTGGCGCTTGCTGGAAGCCAACTCCCAGGAGTTGACTTTTTGGATAACAGCTCTACGCT